GAAAAATAAACAGGCACTAAATCCTCGTAGATCATAGTGTAACCTCCTGCCCAATTTGTAGCGTGTCTATGTCGCTTGCCGTCCAAGCAGCCGTTGTATCTGGATTCAAAGCGAAACAGTTTTGCACAGTTTTATACGAGGAGCCATAAGCCACTGGTCTATCTTCTCCATTTCCCTCTGTTGTCCCAGATTTTACTTTCCCACGTATTGTACGAGGAGTTGTACCATCTGCTCGGCATGCCACGTTGGTTACAACAGCATAAACAGCCGCCGGTGTATACGGCAAAGCTCCCACCGTGTACAAATCTTCATCATCAAGGCCCATAGCAACGTAGGAACTATCGCCGTCGTGCATAGCTGTGTCGTCGACATTTGTGTACCTATCTCCTGAAAGAGGGGTACTGTCTGAGCTATCGCCGTCGCCGTCTGGGCGTATGGTTGCTATACGTAGATCACCTAGAAAACTATTTGGAGCATCACCCTCCAATGAATATATTACTACATCATCAAAATAGGTATTGCCGTCCTCACTTTGTGCTCCAAATTTTACTACGTTTATTCCAGCTAGCCCTGAGTCATAAGTATCTCCTGAGAAGTATATATCGCTGGACCCGTTTACTTTAATTTCTACTTGACCCGCTGAGTTATGGATGCTAAGGCGCACCTCTATGCGATACCACGTGTCTGTAGTTATGGGGTAGCTACCTGTGGCAATAAAGCTTGATCCCCTGTATACTTTAAGAACGCCGCCGCTTACTAACAAAATTACACCATTTAAAAAAAGAGCTGTACCAAATCCTATAAACCCATCTTGACTAAATACTATAAACCCAGCACTGCCCTCTTGCGTTAAATCCTCCATCATCACAGAAAAAGTCACGAACAAATCATTAACACCAGGATCTCCTCCTGTAAGGGGAATTATTTTGTCGCAAAAGTAGTCGTCGTTATTAATTACTAAAGCTCCACCCCCAAATCGTCCCCCTGTCGGGCTAAAGTTAACATAAGTAGACGAGCCAACTGCGTCATACCTAGTCAATAAATCGGCGGTAGCTGAATAGCTATCAAATCCATCTGCAAAAATTAAAGCCATATTATTTTCTCCTATGTAACAACGATTGTTTGTTTACGTCCAGTTGCGCCGGTCCCTTGCTCGGTCACACTAAGTAAGACCTCGGCGAATGTTTGTGTAACTATTACATCACTAGCATATGTGAAAAGTATTAATCCTTCAGATTGAGTTACTCTCACCTCTCCATCTTCAGTTACTGAATAATAAACCTTTAATCCAACACGATCTATTCCAACATATGATGAGTCAGTTACCGTCTTAGCTGGTTTGAATACTATCCCAAAATCTGTGCTATTAACAATAGCAGGCGTTAAAGAGGAACCCCATAGATCGGTTGGCCCACCAAAGATTTCTTCTTCTCCTTGAGCTCTGTTTAAAGTCTGTCCTGTTCCTTTATTTGTCGTACTAAAAACAGAGGCGCCAGTTCCCCACGCTAGATATAATTCAGCTAGGGTATAATCCACATTACTATAGTACCATGTTATGTCTAATTCTATTCCCAGAATAGTAGCCCCTGCTGGTATATCCAGATCAAAGTTACTAGCTCTTAAATATGGGAATACATAACTACCACCAGCGGAAGTCAAGCGGGCATCAGCTAAGCTTTCTAATGTTAAATTATTCGGATTAACCCAGGAGTGTGTTATATCAGCCGTGACTGGAACATTATTCTCCCCAGTCCCGGCATTTACATACCCGGATAGCTCTATGTCTTTATCAGATGCATTCCATTGGTCATAATATGGCTGGGTGTAATCTGTCATTAGTTTCTAACCCCCGCTAATGTAAACACTAAATCAGCTAAAGTACTGTCTGCGGAAGAGGGAGCGGTAATTTCCAAAATATCTCCTACCGCAAAAGTGGTATCAGTAGCCATAGTGAAAGTCGCGGTATCTGACGTGTCAAAAACCATCTCTCCAACGGCGGAGGCGTTTTGTGTAATAGTAAAAGTTGCCGTTCCAGTCGAAGCAGTACCTGCTTTGCTTTGAGAAGTAGCTAAACCCGAGGGAAAAGTAACTGACCTAGTAAATATAAATTGCATAATAATTTCTGAAGAACTAGGGGCTCCACCAAACGACGTACCGACATCGAAAGGGGCAGAACCACCGCTACTGGCTGGCTGTTCTACATTAGAACCGTCACACGATAATAACGCGAGGGAATTTTTAGGTACAGTGGGGGCAGCCCCACTCTGCCCTGTTATTTCAAAACTTGCAGTGAATTCAGTATCATTTCTTATGATAAATAATCCACGTTTCACAGCAGGACATGTGATAGTAAAATCAGCATCTGCAGGGTCTACTCCATCTTCATCAAATATAAAATATACATTTTCTCTAAACTGGGCATCAGTCAAGGTCAAAGCGTTAGTGGATGTCACAGCAAAAGAAGTTTGCTCAGTAATCGCTGCATCAAGACTACCTGCTTGTGCATTTATAGTGATCTCTTTTTGATCTTGGTTGGATGCAACTTGATCTATGTTTAAGTTATTCGACATCTATTGTTACCTCATATGAAAAGCCTCTACTAACTTGAGCACTTATTTGATAAGCTTTCAAAGTTAGTTGAGAGGGAATTGAACCGAAATCTGTTATTATATCGGCATTAGTATAAGTATATTCTGTTGTTGAAATACCAGTCACTGTGCGAAGAAGAGAGCCTGCTGGCGCATCATATATTTCAAGCTCATATTCTTCTTCGTCTTCTGATAAAGGAACAGTGCCTACATAGTCTATTAGAGCTCCACCTACTCTAGTACGTCTAACCCATGTTATATCTATGTCAGAGCCATCCAACACGGCAGCCAAATGAACTGGCGCGTAAGGTTTTAAAGGTCTATGGCTGCTTGACAAGGTTATGCGCTCGGCTTCCTCTACCAACTGACCGACTCCGACTCCTCTATAATATCGTACAGCATCTAGCTCAGCTATAGTAAGCGGGTGTATTTGCCCGTCGGATATACTGAGCATCAGCACTAGCTCCCCGCCTGTATGGTTAAAAGACATAGTATCAGTTCCACGCCTACCTCTTAGTAGATAACTTAGAGTGTAAGAGTTGTTGCCATTTGGGGTAACATCTCTGTACTGTATAACCTCTATTTCGCCATTGGTCTTTACTACAGCCATAGCGTTTGCTCCGTTTAGCATTTGCAAAGTTGTGACACTTTCAAGGTTTTCCCCGCCAGACTGCATGGACACCTCTAGCGTGTTTGTTGTATCAGGAGCAAAAGGATTATCAAAAGGAGGATCGTATAACGTGCTGACTGTAGACCCCCACGTCATATCTGATATTATTGAGCCCTCATATTCGTAAGCAACCTCGTCTGTGCTTTTGTATAAAGCGCCACTAGAAAATTGACCGTCTGAGTATCCGCCCATAAAATAATACAAAGGGCTATAAACCCGTCCAGCGGGTTCGTCGAGGTCACGAAGGAGAGGAACATCAAGTAGAAGCATCTTCACTATAGTATCAGCTTTAACTACTTGCTCTGGAACACCTGATCCAGCATAAGCAGCAATCAAAGACGAATATTGTGCTTCATCCTCAGCTAACGCGCTCATTTCGATAGCAAATTGAGCTCCTACATCATACCCAGCTATCCTAGCCTGTACTGAGGCTTCATCGCTTAGAACAATAGTTATGACGTCAGTGGGGTCTAAATCCAGATGTTCCCAGGACAGTGTACAAGCATACGTTTTCCGCTCAATCCAGGAGCTATACAGTATTTTTTCTGCTTGCTGTTTAGCGGTGTCAGCTGAAACTGCCACTGCTATAGAAAGGTTTTCTGAATTACTACTATACATACTAGGCTCAGGCAGTACTATGCGTTTTGCACTATGCGTATTTTGGGTATAATCATTATTTTTGTCCATATAAGTGATGGAAAATACACTCGGAAGTTCCACCTCTTGCATATGCGTCTCGGTTATAATATCTCCCGATGCCTCCGATTTAGAAGACATATCCTCTTGCGTTATTTCTCGCACAGGGTCTCTGCCCCTTGAAAGGAACTTAAGAATAAAATCACTTTCCACTCCGTCGAATAAAAACATCTTAGTAAGAGTCTCTATGGCTGCCCTAGCTGTTATTTGACGGCCTATAGCGTATCCAGGCAAAGATATGCTATCTATATCCGAGACATCAATATCAGACGAAGACAGCCCAGCCCGTCCGCACAAATTTTGTACTATAGACCCTAAGGTGTCTCCTTCTCCTTCTTTTCGTCCGAAAAACCATCGCCCTATCAAACTGCTTTCGCCAGACGCTACAGTATCAACAAAGCTTTCAGTTCTACTGTCATAGAGCCCTCCATACCCTCCATGCCCTACTGTCCATATATCTGTCCCATTATGCAGAACTTCTCCCGTCTGTGTATTTAGTTGTACACCAGACCCGTTCCCTCTTACATAGCCAAAGGTATCGTCCTGTATTCTGCTACATCCCCAATAAGAGCCATCATTGGGTCCTGTAAACAAGTCATCCGTAATCCAGATTATCGATCCGTCTTCTGAGTCTATTTTCGCATATTGCCAAACATCATCGGAGTTGCGTTGAAAGCCAAACAGAATGTTCCCGTCTGTTTGGTCGTACAGTATTCCATCGCATGTTTCAAAAGAAGTCTCGCCAGGCGCCAACTCGTCGGCTGTGAACTGAGCTAAAAGTTCAACATGTGCCCCGTTAGAGGTTCCTCTTACTAAATCAGAAAGAGCGCTGGCATCAACTGTGACTTTATGGATATAAATAGTTTCCGGGTAGGAGGTTCCACAGTTTATAAAAAAGCAGTTGCCGTAGCCTTCTCCTTTTTTACCGCGGCAAGCAGAGGTTATTCTTCCTGCTATAGGATATACCATGTTTAAAGAGTCCCAAGTATATCTAAAATCTGGATATTCTACTAATCCAAAAGTAGTGCCGTATACACTAGCTGAGAAAAGCCACATCTTTTCTCCGAGAGGGGTAAACATTTCAATAGGGGCCATAAAATAAGACAAGGGAGCTGTGTTTGGCCAGCCACCAAAGCTACTCCCGTACCCAAAACGACCCGTCTCTTTTAAAGTGTTGGGATCTATGCGGACTATTGGTTCTGCGTTATCTCCCCCTGGTCCATTAATTGTTGCAACTAAGCCACCATCGGGCATAACCAACATTGGACGAGCTTGAAAATAGTTTTCCCCGGTGGTTTGGTCTAAACAGTCCTCTCCGGACACTTGCCTATCTTCCACCATGGTTGCCAGGTTTACTCGTCTTAATACATTTCCTGCAGGGTTTTGTACGTACGCAAGTTGTCGGTCCCAATCTACCGCTAAGGAGTCGTATGAATATCCAGTGTATCCGCCCGGATATTGTGTCGATTTAGTTGACGTTCCAACTGAATTAGAGTTGTACGCTATCTCGGCCGTTATACTTGGGATACGATTTCCAAACTTCTCAAGAGCTAAATCATCAAAAACAATGTAGCATGTTCCGCGAAAAGCTGGGGTGTTTTCTTCTCCTTTATCAGCTTGGATTAGAGAGTCTGGAAGCTGCTCGTCGTCTCCACCGTAAAATCTAAAACTCAAGCCAGACATACGAGTATTAGTTTTAGAGCCGGTCTTATCAAAGATTAAATTTCCATCGGCCCATATACGAAGAACATCATCAGCTTCCCCCTCTCCAAAAGCTACTGCGAAACTACAAAAATATGTGTAAGTAGTTTGCTTAGCGCTCGAACCGCCCATGCCTTTTCCGCCACCAACTTTTGTCGTATTTTTTTGCTCTCTTATTCCTTCCGACCATATTATGTTTCCTGCTTGTCTTATGGTACCGAAACCAACTGTGCGCGCGGCTCCGTATGCTGAACTCGATACAGCTAAATCGCCCAGTCTAGCACCCTCAGATTCTTGCCCGCCACCTGATGGAAACATTAAACTTCCTACAACACTGCCAATAAGCCATCCTGCAGAACTGCCTATACCAGCAGCACTTCCTAAGGCAGCTCCTCCAACAGCAATTAGCATAGCCATTAGTCGATTACTCCATGAAATCTAAAACAGTAGGATATTTTTTTTCTCCATTCTTCAGTAAAAGGCTCCTCTATAACTTGTTTTCTTTTTGCATAAGCGTGTAGTAAATGCTCTTGTCCATTCTTAAAAGTAACTATACCTGAATGACATGAAAACATTTTGTCTTTAAACAAAACTACATCACCCATTTTTCTGTCAACTATTCGCCTCTTTTCCATGTTATCTGCGAAATGCCTGATGAAGGCATCATTCATAGGGTTTCTATGATAGTTAACTGCATCGTAGTTACTGAGACCTAAATCCTTTGCTATTAGTACAACTAAACCTGCACAGTCGATACCGACGTCTGGGTTGCGTCCCTGATGTCTCCAGGGTATTCCTAAGTATTTTCTGGCTTGTTCTTGTATTGTCTCACGATTAATACGAGCCGGCACTTGCGTAGCTGATAAGTTCATCTTGTCCTGGAACAAATGGTTCCCCCCTGTAGTTTAATACATTATTGAATTTGTTCGTGCAAGTCTCAAGTCTTTTATCACATCCTGGATAGAGACGTACTTTTGTACCTGAATATATTTCAAAAGATATGGGCAAATACACTGTTAAAACTCTAGTGGTAGCATCCCAGTTTTTGATCTCAGTTACTCTGCCTGTGTTTAGTCCACTCTCGATTACTAAAGCTCCGTAGTTAAACCAGCCATCGTCATTAGCCCTTGTGTCTGATACCTCTAGTTTTATATTCTTTCTGTCATTTACCGAAGACACTACAGCGGATCGAGACCACGCTTCTTTGCATATAAGAACAGCGGTTCCATCAGTAGTAGATGCGTCGACTGTTGTACTATAAGCCGGTTGAGAAACATCAGTAGTGCCAGCCGTTGTGACTTCGTACATTCTGTTTTCATAAAGGTCTTCGTATGTGTTGTCAGTGACTGTGTCAGTTAAACTCAACTGCACATCATCGATACAACTGTTTACTATAAGTCCGGTTATGAGGGTGCCCATAAATCTTATTCTAATAGTACGGGTGCCTGTAGGTACTGCAACTGCTGAAACTAGACGAGAAGCCCAAGTGTCCTCCGGAAGTATTTCTTCGTCCCCTGTATCATACATTGTGCTTATTGGATTACCTGAACTATCCAAAAACTGTACAAGAACCCGCCCAGTGTCGTCTGGTGCGCTATTTGCTCTCATACAGGAAAAGTCTGCTGTTACGTTTTCAGCATCTACTTCAGTGAGGTTTATCCCAAAAGTATTTACTAAAGAAATATCTTGTCTCATTTCAAAACTAGAGCACCTGCCACCCACCACAAATAAGGATCCAGAAGAAGCTGTAAGGTCGTAACTATTACTGGTAATTGTCATTACTCCACTCAAAACTTCCCAACCAGTAACTGACACAGTATCCGCGGCTTCTGCGTCAGCATCAAAAACTCCGTTATTTACTAGCTGATCCCATAAAATGGACGTCGTGGATTTTGTGACAACCCGGAAAGTCTCGCCGGCAGCAACATCTTGTGACCTGCCCAGAACTGTAGGCCTTATAAATACCGCGCATTTTGGGTCTCCTAGATCGGCCCTACATTCCGCTTGGTACAAACCGCAAATAGTTTGACTAAGTTGTTGAGTTAATCCTCTTAGTTCAGCTTTGAATATCCCTTTCTGGGAAAGAGAAACTTCGCCTAGTCTTCCTCGTCGCTGTTTTAGCACACCTTGTGACAAATCTGACCAATTTACTAAACTTATTTTTACCTCGCAATTGTCAAATAAACCTGCACGTAAGTCTATTTCTGTTATGTCGTCGCTATTGAAAACACCTTCCACTTCCAAGTTATCTACTGACAGCCCCACGTCATTATTAACCGCTGACCGGTTATAACCACTTCGGGCTCTGTACGTGTCGCCGCCGTAATCTATATCCCGATCAAGATCTGTGAAGAAGAATTCTTCTCCATCCGTTCGCGTTAATTGCCAAATAGTTGCGAGTGTCGTCACTGCTTGTTCAAGGTGAGCTTTTAAAGGAGCACTTATTGTCTTCATGTTATGTCCCTCACCTCTAGAAGCGGAATAGACTCCCAGCTCTCAATATTGTAGAAATCATGAGAAGGCGCGAAATGGTCAGTGTCAAAACGCACAGGAACATCAAATTGACAATCGACCTCGACAGTTTGGCCTGTGGTTGCAGCCAGAGTAGACCCAAGAGTGATTATGCCTGTGGTTGTGTCTACTTGGAAGTTGCTACCGCCTACACCTTCCTCTATCGAAACGCTGTTTACCCACACCTCAACTGTTCCCTCTACAGGTTTAGTTATATCTCGGTCATAATTTACACTACCAGATGTATATCTTTTGAAAATCTGGAAGTCTGTTGTGCTAGTGTCTGTTGTGCCTATTGATTGTTGAGATATCTCGAAATCCCCCCAATCTTTAAACCGGAAACCATAAGCTCGTCCCTGCCTTGCATAAAAGAAAGCTCGTATCGCGTCCATATCCTCGTGCGTTTTTATTCCATGCAGAGCATCGTAAGAAGCCCTTACTTTTGACCAATCAATATTCCTTTTCTCGCGCCCTGAGGACAACTCAAGAATAGTTGTCTTAAACATAGGACCGCCGGAAGACCCATAAGAGATTGCAGGTGGAAATTGTACTTCATGGAAAGACATCTTAGTTGTTCCTTGCTGCTGCGCGGCTCATTGTTCTCGATAGTTTAGCCGCTATTTGTCCTTCGGACCTTTTAAACGAGTTTGCATCAGGGGTTGAGATATTAAAGTTTACATTGTTTACGTTTCCGCCTTGGTTATTCCCTATGTCTACAGGCACTTTTCTTCCGCCTGACAAAGGTATCACTGCCTCATTGGGATGCAGGATAGCAGGGAAGCCGCCAGAAGTCAATCCGCCAGAATCAAAGCTCGGTGCATTACGCATTGAAGAGGCGCTAATTATGCTAGTTGAAACAGGCTGAGTTGAGATACCGCCGTCCTTAAATAAGCCGCCAATCAAACTCCCAATTCCCCCGCCGCTACTACTTCCGCCAAATAATCCTCCAAGAATAGAGCTTCCACCACCGCTACTGAAATACTCAGACATAGGCTTAAGCACAGCTTGCTGCAATGCTATGCGCGTTATAGCCTCAGACAGCCCGTCAAGACTTAACTCACCATTCTCAACAAAGTTGGTCAAAGAGTCTTCCAACGACGAGAATACTGCTGTAAACACACCCTCTGAGGCATCCGCTGCATCACCAAAGCTTTCTTGCAGCTTCATAGCCGCGCGCTCTATGCCAGCTTCCCAATTGCTAGCCTCTTCAAGGTCTTTCTTATAGGCTTCTTTCATTTTGTTTTTGAATACAGCGTCTACTTTATTGCCGTACTCTTCCCATGACAGTCCAAGCTCTGCTAGGGTTGTTTTTTGCTTCTCATACCACTCTTGCACTACCGCAACAGCTCCTCCTGTTTCATTTCTCATTGTGTCGTATTCAGAGTTCAGCGATTTTATGTATTTGTCTCTTGCTTTCTGAAGTTTCTTAAGCGCTTTCTCGTCTGCCTCGTCACCTGCAGCACTACCGCCGCCAAACTTATTGTTAAGTTGGTTGGGATCATTCTTGTTGAGTTCAGCAAGTTTCTTGATATTTGATAAGTTGCCCTCGAATTCTTTCTTAAACTTACCAATTTGGTCAGTTGAATAAGCTTCTTTGTGCGCCTCAGCTAGTTTGTTCGCAAGGTCAATCTCTTGCTCAGTAACTGGTAGGCGGTCAATCTGTATTGTAGTAAGATCAAGAATAGCGTCTTGAACTTTTATAGCTTTGTTCACATCCAAAAGGGCGATAATAGACGCCGCTTTCGCAGCGTATGTTCCAAAGCCATTAACAAGATTTTCCAGAATGGATATGACTGCGTTAGCCGCTGTGGTAAACATAAGTTTCAATGCAGTTGGGAAATTCTCAAACACTATTTCCAAAGCGTCTGCAGTGAATTTTGCTGTGGATAAGATAAAATTGAACGTGCCGGATACAACATCAGTCAATGCAGGCAGGTCCTTGGACGCAGTACCCACCATGCCTTGAATGCCGCGAGCAATCATTTCAAACACAGTCACAACAAGATTTATAATAGGCTCAATCACCCCGTAGAATGTCTGCCATGCAGCTTGCATAATCTGGAAACCAGAAGCGGTAGTCTCTCCCATCGTGTAAGTCTGTCTCCCAAAATAAGCAACAGCAGCACCCGCTGCAACAAAAGCAACTATTAATGCCCCTAAGGGGTTGGTGATAAGAGCAACTGACATTTTGGCAAACGCCGACACAACTTGCTGCCCCACGACTATAGCAAGGCCAGCCGCCGCGCCTGCAACAATGTCTAAGTTAGCCGCCAAACCTTTTAAAGCATTCCCTATTAATTTGCTAGAGCCTGTCATGCGGGAAAAGTCTCTTGCAATGTTCACAACTGCGTTACTAAGAAGTTGGAAACCTTGACTACCTGTGACGTCTACTTTAGCAAACAAAGTAGCAAGATCTTTTTCAGCAGCTTTAAAAGCATTAACAACGATCTCAGGGGTGATCTTGCCTTGCGACGCTAGCTCTTTTAAGGCTGTTATACTCTTAAGACCCAAATAGTCTGCGATAACCTCAGCGACTTTTTGTGCTTGTTCAATAATCGAGCGTAGTTCGTCGCCTTTAAAACCAGACCCAATAGCTTGCGCGAACTGCGTGGTGACAGCTCTAACCTCTGGCCCTTGTGTACCGGAAGCTATTAAGGCTTGGTTGAAGCCTTCGACCAGGTTTGTTTGTTCTTTGTAAGTTAAACCCAGGTTCTTTGTGGCAAGGCCGACCCGCTGGAATAGCTGAGCGTTAGCTTCAAGCGAGGAACGAGTCCTGTCCGATATCTGTCTAAGTTCATCATAAACAGCGTTCAGTTCTTTTGTCGTGTTTGTTGCAAGTCTAAGTTTGTTGTCGATGGTAACGGCAGCATCTTGCAGGCGCAAGAATTGCTGCGCAACAACTCCTATTCCTAATCCTGCGAATAGCGACCGCATTCCGCCCAGAGAACGAGTTAATTTTTGAAATTGAGTCTCAGTCGTCTTAGCTCGATTACCTAGATTCTCGAGCGCCCTATCTGCTTTGTTAGCGCCTTGCACGGCTGGCTGGCTGTCCACTCCGACGCGTAGGGTTGTTTCCATGAGTTACACCTTTTTCCTCTAAGTATGCTTTGTCACAAACTCTTGCATAATGCAAAATACAGTGCCTTTGGTCAAGCGTATCATATCCATACAAATTACAAAAGGCTTCTATTTCAGATAAAGGTATAGGGTTGGGTTTGCCTTGAAAATCGGCTGTTCTAGAACCCTGCAACATAATGAAAGCATTGTGGTACTCAATTGCCTCATTTATAAGCTCGGGTTTAGTTGCAAGAGCGGCAGGTTTTTTTCCTTTTATTTTTTCCTGTTCTTTTAGAAACTGCACACGATCCCCGTATTTTACGAACCATCGAATGCAGTCTGCTAGTTTTTTTCAATTTCCTCAGAAGTATCTTGTGAAAAGTTTGAAATTTTTCTTGCTTCTTCGATAACGCGTTCTCGAACCCATTCAACACGAGACAAAACGTCCTCTGCTTTTTCTATTGAATAAGGCACCTCAGTATTGTTCTCAAATACGTTTTTCCAGTCCAGTACAACATAGCGAGCAAGACAGAACGTCATAATGTCTAGCATCTCCTCATCTGAAAGTTCTTTCCTCATTTTGTCGTAAGGAGATCTTTTAGCTGAGAAGGCTTTCTGGAAATCCGGATTAGAGAGTGAGGCAATCTTAAAGCTTGCCTCCCCTCCAAAGTCGACCCAGACGCCTTCTACTTTTTTGGCTGGGTCCATTTGGAAATTACTAAGATCAAATTTAGGCATGTACTACTCCTATGTGGATGCATCATTTGCAACTGGTCGACGGGAAAGCTGAACTTGGTAAGTACCAGCTGAGTTTATAATAGCTTCTAGGCTGGCACTTGCAAAGATATCTGTGTCTAATCCACCTGCAACAATTTCCATAGATGTATACTTGCATCGAGGCAGTGTAAGGATATACGCGTTGCCGTCTGAGTCTTGAACCATCAAAGTCAGTTGGAATGCGGTCGATGCTCTGAACCTGTCAAACAAAGACGAGTCCTCAAAATAAAGCTCAATATCGCCTGTAATTTGAAGCCTTCCGGCAACAACTCCGATAAAGCCAAGAGTACCAATTGCCTCTTGTCCTCGAAGAGCATTGTTTATAGACAGAGACAAGGAGTTAAACCTGAAAGTGTCACCGCCTGGGTCTCCGTCGAACGTGATAGCGGTCACATCATTAACTGCGTTCATCACGTTGCTTGTAGAAGCTGGAACAATGCTCGCGCTGGCAAACTGTGCCTCCGTCATAACACCGTCTCGCGCTAACACGGAGAAGGTAGTTGTTAGAATAGAGCCTGTTGCAAAGTCAAGTGACCACTCACCGATTTTAGATCCTGTGAAATTCCAGTACTCAACAGTATTAAGATCAGTAAAGGATTTCTGGAAGGTAAATGACTTACTAGTTGTGCCGTTGCGGACATAATCAAGAGGTATTACCGAGATTGGGTATCCCTCAGCTTCGGTTGCTACGTCAGTCAGAGGTTTAATACCGAGAGTCGCGGTCGCGACAGAGGTTACCTCTGCATAAAAACGGCCTGCAACGGGGAAACCTACGATCTCCACAAACTGCCCTACTGCGACACCTGCAAGGTCAGCCGTAAAGTCTGTAGCGGCTGAGGCCGTTAGTACCCAGGTATTTGGCGTACCTGCAGTTTTTGTCAAGGTTATATCGTCGGCCTCAACTACTTCTGTTGCTACGCTCTGCCATGTTGAGAACATAGCGGCTTCAATAATGTCGTCGTAGCTCTGATAAGACAGCTCTCCGTTAATATCGCCACCAGCGGAAAGACTGGTTTGGATTGTATCGGGCGTCATTCGATCAGCTCTGATCTCCTGAGACGAGGTAAAATCTGCAGAGTTATTTAAGCTCTCGGACGTAAAGCGTAGTGCTTGAAGTGCGGGAGTGTTTGGAGTAGTGTTCTCAGTAACTTCTGCGACATAGCGCATAGCTACTCTATTTGCGGTTGCGAATGTCATGGTCTTAGTCCTCCTCAGAACAATGTATCACGAATATAAGGACAAATTACGTTTACGTGGAACCAAGGCTTGTCCTCACCAATGGTTTTTATAGACGGCGGCACTTGGAACCTAATCCCTGTTGCGCTGTGAGACCAGTTCCTGAAAATATTAGCAACTGTATCGGCAAGTTGCAAGGCTTCTTTATCTCCTTTAGCAATAGGAGCAAAAATACTGACGATAACAGTACCTGGATGACGATAAAAATTTGTCTCATCGCCAAAAGAAGCTTGTCTCGCGTCTGCATTTATTACGGTTAGCCTTACCCACGAGGTACCGTCAGTGGGTTTGAACTTCTGGTTTCGATACTGCACAGATGTAGTTGTCGACCATTGCGCGTCGAATCTTCCTCGTATTGCGTTATGCTCTGCTTCGTACGACATTATAGCGCTCCATAAAAGTCTGCAGTTGCTGCGACATTAACTGTCACCATTCCTTGCGGTGCTTGTCTGGAACTTCCTTGTTCTAGTTCCCCTATATAATCCAAGTTATTCGCCATCCAAATAATATCGCCTAGTACAGCGCTTGCAACCACTCCATCCAAGACCGCAACAGTTGAGGCGCCGGTGTGGCTGTACAATTCCTCATTAACGGCGGAGGAGGGGGAACCTATACTCGGTATCCAGTTTCCTCTTGCCCGGCCAGTATCAACTGGGGTTGAATAAACAATCCTTGAATCCAAGTCAAGAGCTATCTTCCTAAAAATAGTCTGCGCTTGTTCGCGGCTCAATTTCCCGAACTTCTTTAAGTCTATGCTAAATTCATTTGCACTTTTTCCAGCCATTAATTGTTCACCAGCATCTTATGCACCACAGCTACGCCAGCAGGTGCTATGGGTTTTGTTCCAACTATATCGTATGCAATAGAGCCTACCATAACTTTATCATTTGAAGAAGGCTCGATACTCGCAGCAGCCAGTTCGTTTGCGCTCATAACTATGAGATTCTTGCTCATCTCTACAAGTTCTTGTGAGAAGTCATTGTACTCTCTCGGCAAGGGTAGCACAACTACCACAACTTGAGTATCTGTGTTGGTTAAAGTAGCGCCCCCTGTGTCTGGATCGTAAACAGACACGACCGACCTCAGATATGCAGTTTGCCCATATTTTGTGAGTAACGCTAATGCTTTGTCGCGTAAATTTGTATAAAAAGTCATGCTCTCAACAATGAGTTAGCTGTTACCATAGGACCCAGTAGAGCATAAATATGCGTCATAACAGATCCACCCCTTAGACGAGCGGCGGCGTCGTACTCAACCTCTATAACGTCTACCTTCTCTTTAGTTACCGCGACATCATCCACCAGTATCCCCTCTAAGTCATAGGTACCGTCTCGGAAAATGTCTGCCATAATATACATAGCTTCCTTAACTTTTAGGGGAGCTCCGTCCTCACCAACTTGATAGCCATCGTCGTCGTATGCAAGATCACGCGGCCAAGAAAGCCTCTGATCTTCTGTGGATTTTTTCCCTCTAAAACGAAACTCTCTGTCGATCCAATCAGTGGCTTTTATCATATACACTTCTTTATCTGCAGTGTCCAGTGCCGCCCAGTCCGTGTTAGCGCGTTCTAACCAGTAAGCGTCTGTGTTAGCCAGTGTGTCGTAAACATTTGTCCCAACGGTAACGGCCATTAGTGGACTCCTTGTGCTGTAGTTAGTTGAGCAACAGCAGACTTAATAGAAGCAAGAGCGTCTCGTGTTTGCTGGATTGTTTCTTTATTTTCTCTTGAAGATAGTTCAGTTGCTTGGATCCTCAATGCATAAGGTTGTATCTCTGAAAGGAAGACTTCTTTAGACTTACTTTCAGTTTTTTCGTACTTGTCCGTGAGCGCTGTTATACTATCTTTGACTGAGACCAAGGTGGCAGTAGTAGCAGCAGACTGTATTTGTACCGCTTGTAAAGTAGAAGCCACATATAAAATACCCGCTACACATAAAGCAATACCGACCTTCATAGCCGTATCGATAAAAGAAACTTCTGAGGTTTTTAAGTAAGCAGTGGATTGCTGCCGAGGAATACACTCGGTGAGCTTTCTTATGTGCTCGCTCGTTTCTTGTTGTGCGTTGATAAGCTCGCGAATGTGATCTGTCATAACAATCCCCAATAAAAGGGGCAGCCTAGTGTTAGACGCCCCTTGTTTGTGTGTGCACGCGCCAGAAAATTACTTCTTAGCTGCTTTCTTAGCTTCTGCTGCTTCTTTTTCAGCGAGGGCTTTTTCTTCTGCTGCAAGGTCTTCCGCTTGCTTTAGTTTCTTAGCTTCCTCTGCTGCTTGATCGGCGGCTAGCTTCTTTGTGCGTTTGTCGATAAGCTCTTGCTCTTTCAATTCTTCTTCAGCTGTTTTTTGCTCTCGTAGAGCAATTTCTGCTGCTGCTTTTGCTTTGTCGAAAGGCTTTAAAAGAGGGTTAGCTTTTAATTGTCTTTTGTCTGCATAACCGAAAAACTTACCATTTTTACTAACAGGAACTACATCACTGATATCTGCGTTGGCCATTTTATGCTCCTAGAAAAGGTTGAAGATGGAGAGCCACCTAAGCGGCTCTCCTAATTAGATTATGACGATGCTGCTAGAGTAGCTGCACGTCTTACTTGAGTTGCAAGCATTGGGTCAAGGACCTGCACACCATACAATGCATCAAGCGCAATGTTGTTCTTCGCAGTGTCACCATCATACCACATACGAGCACGCACAGACAATCCTGTTACAGGATCAGTTACTGTAGTGATCTCGGCGCCTTTACCGTCTCCAGTCATCGGAAGCGGTGCAAATGCAAGAGCAAATGCATTGCGGTGGAACATAAGGTTACGAAGGTTGGCAGACTCTTCAATAGCATTCAAAGTTGCGAATGTTACCACAGTAGAGATAGCCGCCGTCTTGCGCAATGCTGGGTAGAAGGTAAGCGTAGCAGCCCCTGCTATCAGCGTGGCATCAGCAGTCAAGATGTACACTGTAGGATCACCTGTGACTACGAAGGTGTCACCAATCTTGAGTGTCTCTGTACCTGTACCATTCTCAACTGCCATAGTTGCAACGTTTGCCAATACCTCTGCTGTCACACTAAATGCAGTATCGCCGCCAGCTGTGGACGCTGTTGCTGTGGACGTCATAGTGGGTCCAGAAACATCAGCATTCTGAGTTGCGAACACTTCTACTCCAAAACGTTCACCAAGTGAGCCGTTCATAAGAGCTGCTGTGTTGTTACCCTCACCAGTGATACGTGCCTCATGGAAGATACCCATATCAAGGAAAGCAGCTTCAACACCGCTGTCCACAAGATAGTGCATCATGCCTTGAGTCATTGGCACTTCGTTATCCCGAAGAACTTTACGAGGGCCAGTGATCCAGCTGGATGAAGCTGTTCCAGAAATGAAAGCTTTAGGACCTACGTATGCTCCAAGAGCATGTAGATCTTGGTCAATCTTATCTGCAAGAGCGTAAGCTGCTGGTGCAATGTGTTCGCTTACAATGCGTTCAGATGAATATGCAATCTCTTGGTCATTAAGTCCGAATTTTACTTCTTTCCAGCTGTCCAGTGTGATCTGCACGTTTTGACCTGTTACATCTTGCGCTGTAGAACCCGTATTGGGTGTGTGGGTCTTCGCTACAAAATGAGAAGGTCTGCGAATGTTGATCGTATCGCCAAGCGCTCGACCAGTAGTGTTCCGTTCAATTTCTGCCCCGCGGTGAACTCGGCCAGCCATGCCTAATGCTTTAAACAGCTGGATAAGAGCCTCGTTAGCAAAAAAAGTCGGATTGTAGTTTCCAAGAATGTTAGCCATTGTATTTCTCCATACTTTATTTTTGCGTTAAAAATGTACGGGAAGCGATTAGCCTTCTACGATCTGAAGTGTTGTACCAGCTTTTTGTGCAGCTTCTTTTGCTGCTTGGTAGGTACGAGGGTTCTGAGCCTCTGTCTTCGTAATCGAGTAAGCCGATCCTTTTCCGCCTTGTCCGCCTCCAGCGCCAATACCTGAAGAACCAGGATACCAATGAGGGGCTTTCTCTTTCATGTTATCAAGCCACTCTGCAACTGTTAGCGGGTCTTTTCCGCTTTTACCAATAATCAATGCACCATTGCCATCACGAGCAACAAGGTTGTCTTTATCATCAAGAGTGAACGTTTGTTTAGCTCTGTAGATGACATCTTCAATGGCGGTTGGGACTATTCCAAGTTTGGATGCTGCTTGTCGTACATTGCTGTCTACAATTAGCGTCTTTACTTTGGTATCCTTCTCTCCAAGGCCTGTTTCCAATTCTGATATTTTGCTCGTCGCTGCTTCAAGTTTTTTCTCGTAGTCGCTTTTAAGCGCTTCTACACGCTTCGAGATGACTTCGTCGATCTTTCCCTCAGCAATAAGCTTCGTATCTTCGTCGTTTGCCATTTTGTCCAGCAAAGCAGTTACTTGCTTCTGGTCAAAACCAGACCATTGTTTTTCCATTTCAGTTAATTTTTCAGCAAGCGCTTTTTTCTCTGCAAGGATCTCGTTGTTCTTTGTAGAGAGGCCACCTGTTGCTGCTTTAACTGCCTCGTTAATCATTTCCTGAATTCTTGGATCCTTAGGATCGAGTTCAGCACCTTCGCCTCCAGCGTTGGATTCTCCTGGCATATTTAATGCTCCTATTTAGTAAAAGTTTCAGCTCTGCCTAGACTTAAGATGAGGCTCTACCTATCGCAAGTCAATGAAATAATCCCACACTTCTTTGCATATTGCAACCACGACTTATTACTTTTTGCATAATTTGTTAAAAGCCTGAGCCCATATTTTGCAAAGCTCTGATCTCACAATATCGTCGTAGGTAAACTCAAACAGCGCAGCCAGTGGGACGTGGCCCTCCTCGAACGCCTCAACACAAGCGGATAGACCGTTGTAGACATTCAAATCAGTTTGCTCGACATCCCCAGATATTATAACCTGCGTGTTCTGTCCTATGCGTGTCAGAATGGCTTTCATCTCAGTTGGCGTGGTGTTCTGGGCTTCGTCAATAATTAGTATTGTGTTATCGTATGTAAGACCCCGAATATGCTCGATGGGCGATATCTCTATTTTCTGCGAAGCTACAGCGGCTTCGTATTTTGTGACAGACATCTGTTGTTTAAACACATCAACTAAGGGCCTACACCAAGGCGCCATTTTTTGCTCCAAGGAACCCGGGATAAAACCTGCACTATCCCCCACCCCTCTTAGCGGGCGCGTTAAAACTATTTTGTCCACTCGTCCTTTTGCTATCTGGTTGGCTGCGTATGAGCAGGCGAGATAAGTTTTCCCTGTACCGGCTGGTCCTACAACAATAAGGCAATCCTCGTCCTCCAGCATCTCGAGGAACTCCGCTTGTGCTTCGTTTAAGGGTCGTAAGTTAACTTCTTTAAAAGATGTCTTGTGTTTGTCTTGTCTTTGTTTTCTTTTTGATTGTTTTTTTGCCATGATTTATCCAAATGCTTGTTTGTACGCTTCGGGCATCTTCGCCTTCAATTGGTCTAAGGTGTAAAGCCTGCCTGCGTCGTTGTGAAAAGATTCAAGAGTCACGCCGCCCTTTCTCCAAAGATCGTAACGTCGCACGCCAAGAACCTCACTCTGGAAAGAAGCGCTCTGCGTTTTAAACCACTGGTAATATGTTAAGTCGGAGGGTACTTGCCCGTCCATGGATGCACGTGTTCCGGCTGGCATATCGTCAATATCAAAACCAAGCTCTCGCCAAGACTTCGTCACAGCCACTGTGGTTGACCGGCAGCTTGGATGAGCCGGCGGACGCGGGCCTACTCCAACTGGGTAAAGTTTACCATCCCTAAAACGGCATATCTCGGACGTACGCCCATCGAGTGTGGACACCCAGCGCACGCTGCTTATTAAATCTGAGTTTTCTTCCCACACAGCTTGCCTTGCCATAGATGCCGCATGATTTATAAACGTACGAGCTAACATCTCAGCCCCTCGCCTTGTTACCTCGCGCACACCATCTTTGTATTTTAAACTACCGGACCCCACAACCTCACGTATAATCTCGTCGGTCGCCGACCCCTCTATTAAGCCAGATTGGATAGCGCGGTATGTTCGCGACAGATCATCCGCCTCCAGCTTAGCCAACCACTCATCCAATGTTGCCCCCTTCATAGGGCGGGCAAGGGTAGTTGTTATAAAAGCAAGGTTGGGGGTAACAATATCAATAGCAACGGGTATCGCCTTACGCAGTGCAGTGCTCTCCACGTCTGAGGAGAATTCTGCTGTCTCAGTAGACGCCTTTTTCATATAAACAGAAAGGTCTGCGTGAGCCACTTGCAAAATCTCTCTTATCTTTTTATGTAGAGCCTTTGCCCGCGCTGCGCTGTGATTTGTTGTGGGTAAGTCGATTATTGCACTTGCAAGTTTCTTGTCGATAGAGCGCAGTATTGCCCGTGCCTCTTTTGCATGTGTGTTTGAAAGCCGCACCAAGCGTATTTGCTGCGCTATCTGAAAGGATAATAGGTCGTCATTTACACTCATGTCTCAACTTCTGGTACTATGTCAACTGATTCTCCTCCAAGGCCCGTATCCGTGTCTGCTTGAGCCTCAAACTCGCCTTCGTCATCAATTTTATCTTTTTCCTCTTGCGCTGTACGCGACATCGACATGACCTCGCCCTCTTGCAAGTTGCTATGTAGTGTATCACGCGAAATAGCACCCGTCTGCCAAGATTTCACAAGAGCCATAAGCATATTAGCATCAATTTTCGCGTCAACAAAGTCTTTGTTTAGCTTGATAACAATATCAGACGTAACACCCATCCACTCAGCTGCCCACTCCGCAAGCCGAGTTATGCCCATCTCAACCGTCTGCAGTGTATCCATTACAAGGGACGTCTCACCACGTGCGCGTAGCCTTGCCGTCTCTGCCTTCTCTTGCACTCGAGTTGTGTCTTTAATCATACGCGCGCCAAGGGTTGCCATACGGTCTTCTTTATCTTGCATAGCCAGACGTTGCGCCTCGATACCTTTCCCTGAGAACTCCAGCATACCCGCCTTGGAATCCTCTGGCAAATACCAGATAGTACCGGCGCCGATTGCTGTCGGTTTTGATTTGGAGTCCAGTGTGCCCGCTATCCATGGGGTAGGTTGAGCTGTCAAATACAAAGCGTGCTCGTAGTCGGCTGAGTTGCGATAATGCGCCAAGTTCATATTACATAAGTCTATGAAAGGTGGCTTTGTAGGCTCAGGCCTGTGGTCATAAGGATTAAAGAACACAAAAGGAATGTAAGTTAAAGCTTTACCATTGACCAAAGGAATTTGTGCCACGCCATCGCGAATGGCTACGGGTTTCTTATCCTCATCCAAGCCCATAACCCATCGTTGCACCGTATATTGACCATCAACAAGCGTAAGCTCTAACCATTGCTCTTTTTCAACCATATAGTCGCCCATGACAGTTTCACGAAGAACAAGTTTAGTCAAAACCTTTTTGCCACCTATAAACTCCTCGCGCCAATCTGTGATATTGGTGGCTGAGTATGTAACTAAATGCGGAATAGTGCCAACCTGCACAACAGAATTTGGATAATCGAGCAGCACGCCGTAGCGCCCCATAGACAGGACTTCGCGTGCAACTTCCTCAATAAACATTTGTAAAGGCATACACTCGTTGGTCGCAGATTTCTCCCAAGGCTCAAGGGCTGAGGGCAATATTATGACTGGATCGTTGCGAAAAATCATACCGGTCATACCGCGGAGAGTCCGCTCGGCGACAGAATAGAATGACGCCCGCGTGGTGTAGGCATCGTAGGCGGCGGGTTGCATGCCGGAGGGCTTTGGGAGATACCGAGTGCCTTGCTCTTTTATTGTGTCCTCGCCATCAAGGCAGTGCCCCACTTTGTCCCATTGATCCATGAAACGTGCGTAATACCTGTGCTGTGTTGTAATATCACTCATGCTAGTACCTCATTTGCAGTGTAATGCAAGATCTTTTATTGTTCAAGGCTTAATAAGCCCCCGCCAAGAAACCAACCCCAGTTATGCCTTTGCCTACCTGCAATTCTGTAAGACCCCAAACCATGGCATCTAAACGGTCTGGTGACTCCTCGCCCGACAGTGCCTCCCATACGCACAACTGATCTTCTAGCACCGGGAGCGAGCCGACTATGTGAGACCGCCCCTGCTCAAACAAAGCCGCCACCGGCTCGGCGCGGGCAATTTTACCTCTCGAGGCATAGACAATTTTCACAGCAACAGAGCTGTCCTCCGTTTGAATAGTGTGACGAACCATTTCACCACCTTGGTTCCCCTCAGCTATTACTCGATCTGCCCCGTATACATTATACGCCATAACAGCTTTCTTTGCCCATTCGCCTGGCGTATAGACACCTGAATAATCAGCCAAGACATAACCATGTTTCTCGTAGTCAATAGCACAGACAATAATTCCACATTCGTTGGATTCCCCTGTAGTCGACGAGGTGGCTGGGTCAACTGCAACCACGATACGAAGCGCTTGATTGCGCCAATCGAACTCCCTGATCCGAGTTGCATCAAGAACCTCCCGCGACCAAAGCGCGCCCTCTGCCTCTTCAAGGACAACCCCCATGAGCTCTTGCTCACCAAGACGCGTGCCCTCATATTTGGTAATAACTGTTGTAAAAAAGTTTTCGGCAAGGTTGGCTCTATTGTCATAAGTTGAACCCCGCGTTACTTTACAGTTGGGGTCTTTCATGAGCTCTAAGATGAGCTTCTTCGGTTTCGGAGTAGTTGAAATAAAAGCTTGTGGATTAACCCCAAGGCGTAAACCAAACATAGCCAAATCCCAGGTCTCGGGACGACGCCATGAGGCTAATTCATCGCAGTTGTGGACAAGGATAGAGTTAGCAAAATACTCAGGCGTCTCCGCTACCTTCAAGCAATACACGTCTTGTTCCCCCGTTGGTTGCCATGTTGACGCAATGCTGATTGCAGTGTGGCTCCCAAGTGACAGTACGCGATGGCAACTCAATTCTCCTAAATTAACCCATCCTTCGTTAGTATATATGGGGTGCTCGTACGTTCCAACCAGAACAGCCCCGTTACTAAAGGTGACTTTACCTACAGCCGCTTTACGCTTACTGTTTGCGAGTATCGGCTTGGGGCCATCTCGTGTTACTACAAGATCACCTGGTTTCAGAGATTGAATGCACACCTCACCTGCGGGCGTGCTAACTTTCGTACCCTTTATAAAGCACCAAATATAGTCATGCTGAGGGCCGCGCAGGCGTTCCGGCTCGTCTGCTGAGTACAGGGTTGCAATAGCGCCATTCTCCCACGTCAGGCGCCTCTTTGACGGTTCGTAGGTCGGTTTACCTATGTACACTCCATCATCCGTCTTGTCCCCTGACCAACACACAGCTAAAATACCTGAGTTGTGTGTTATTAAGTAATCTCGTGTCACTAAAAAAGAACCATCCTTATTTCCAACCTGGATACACTGCGTTGGAACAGACTCGCAAGGTTCAATTGACTCTATCAAGCGTGTTCTCTTCCTATTTGAACTTGTTACACGCTCAAGTTTTCTCTTAAGCCTGCAACAATCCAAACCACTGGGTGGTTTTGCAAAAATAACCTCGTAGCAAACTTTATGGCAAGGATTCTGTGGTGGAAGAGCTTGTATACTACCCGCTCTAAATCCCAAACTTTGCGCAAGCTCTCTAAAACCTGCAATTAGAAGGGGGTTCGTATTACTGAAGTAGCAGGTCCCACCTGAAAGAACTCCTCCGTCGCTATCCATCAAACCTTGAAGAAGACATAATCGTTGCTCGATTGAACCTTGCAAATAGGCTTCTGGTATATACTTATTTTTAAGAAAACCATTCTTCCTGAGTAATGTTATAAGCCCCTCAACTTCTCCTTTGTAACGATCAACTTTGAAACCCTCAGCTTTAATATGCTCTATTATCTCAGAATCTCTAGGGTCTATTGAAATCTCTCCGCTATCACTTGTACCATCCCCCAACCATACACCAAGTACGTAAGGCGGAATAGGGAGTTCTTTTTCTTCAAAGGCTACAGGTGCACATAACTCTACTGCATGGTTTTTTAAGTCCCCTCTATCGTGCTCAAATAATGACTTCATTATTTGAGTAGTATCTTTGATAGAAGGCGCCCATTTTCCATCACGACGTTCCTTCCTACTCAAGGTTATCCATTTATGATTAAGACTTGCAATTATAGGCTCTACTTTGGCAACTTGGACACGAGCACAAGGAACATTAAAAATAGGCGATTTAGCAATAACAGGCGTGGGTCTACCATCAGCTCCAAAGACAATATCTCCTTCTTTTAAAGTTTCTATTGTCTTAAAACCATGGGTCGTTGCAACTTCAGTATCAAGGGCAAGCGCCTCACCTTCAACCATCACATCGCGCGCATCGGAGGCCGTTGGCGCAATAAGGCCCAAACGCTTGCAGCCTGTCTTAACTTTTAAACGCGCTGTTTCCGCCCCCGTTCGAGTGTTATGGGTGGGTATCAATTGCCTTCCTGCAAGATAAAGGTTAGACGGAGAGGCAACTGTTATACAGCGGACAGGAACAGACGGAACCTCCTCAACTGCCACAATATAACGTCTACGACTTATTTTAGCTCGTTCTACTTTTCTTGACAGCTTGGCTAGTACAAAAGGCGACCTAAAACGCACTGTATAAACGTCTTTAGTATATCGTCTCTCACCAGCCACTTTGTAATACCCTGGAAGCTTCTTGATTGTCGCCTTTAAACCTAATCCCAGCGCAAGATCAAATATTTTTTCAGCTAGCTTGGGTTTGACACTTGTTATCTCGTACTCGCCTCTTTCGCTAACAAAGCCATCTGTGTCGACTAAACCTTGCATCAAAGCTTTTCGTTGTTCCGTAGACCCTCGTAAATACTGCTCAGGTATATGCTTGTCGTTCAAAACTCCAAGCGTTTTCAAATCTGCGTGTAGGGAACCTGAAGAAACAAAGCAACCATTAGTATTGCTCGGCGGCACATGGTTTTTGTACTTCATTCCATACATGTTAGCGCGTCCAGTGCTTTTAGATGACTGTATGTGTTTGTTGCACACTACGCCACGTTTTTTAAGCTCTTGCAGAATACCTGCATCCATAGTTGTTATAACAGCAGATCCTGTACTCCCGTCGCCGAGCCACACGCCTAAAACGTAGGGATCGACGAGCAACTCCTGTTCTTTGTAGCTAAGTGGCTCACATACAGGTATAGAATTCCGTCTCTCGCCCACACATGTGAGCGTTTTTCTTATTTCCTCGGTTGTTACAGTACGAAACTTAGCTCCACCGCTATAAGTTGTGCGAACTGTCCACAAGTGCTCAGCGTCGGCTGTTATTTTGGCACCATCTGAGAAACAAACTTCGTAACATTTCCTACCATATAGAACGGGGTGAACTTGAAGAATGGCCGTCTCGTTGCCTTGCTCGTCAAAAACGATGTTGTCAGTTGTCAGTGTGCCCATGGTTGTCCAGCCGTCCGAGGTCAAGATGGGCGTATCAAGAGCCAAAGCTTTCCCGGCCCCGCGTCCCGCAAGGTAGAGCCAGTGTGTCCATGTACCACTTGGGAGTGTCTGCTCGGGGCGCGCTAAAAATGACCAGTCGTGCAGATAGCCATCAGCTTCGAGGGGGGAAAGGGATGCCCACCAAGCCGCCTGCATATCTTTGGGTAGTGTTCTTGCTTGCTCAATTGTGATTCTCATGCAAGAGAGTATAAGGCAGTTTTAAACAAAATAAAAGAGTGCTCATTCATCCTCAAGCTTGGATAAAAGTTCAGTGGCCGCGTCATGCACAGCAACCACCTCCTCCAAAGGTGTAGAGTAGCTCTCATGCATAGCTTGTCTGAACTTTATTATAGCATGCTCTGTGTGCAGTGCCCGCCCTATTTCGCAGCTACAGTGAGTTAGAGCACCTGGGTCTGAAATATAAGTTCCTGTATCTTTGCATCTTTCACACGCCATCTGTCTGCCTTTTAACATAATTGTAAGCTTCTTGTACTTGTCTATCACTCGCTTTGTCGAGCGCTTGCAGCAACGTCTCATCTTCGTACGCATGCAGCTTTGAGCGGAGAACCACTTTATCGACAGCTGAGAGCTTGGCCGCTTTTATAAAGTCAATCAAGTTTTTCAAAGACAACAGTCTCCCCGTGTTTAACTTGGAAAGGGCCATACTTTTCGAAGAGCTCCCGCTGCCTCTGAGGCCTATTCACAATCAAGTCGCCCGGCTCTGTCCATATCGGCTAATTGGCAAATAGGAATATGTGTAATGTTTTCATTAAATATCCTTAATAGCGCGGAAGATCGCGCTGTAATCGCAGGCATAAAAACCTGAGTGGTGGATCGGGTTCAATTCCACAATTCCGATACTCGAATTGTGAAAAAGGTCTAAGGTGTAGTCGAGCAACCCCTCCTCTTTTAAAAAGAAGGCTACGCGGTGCGCGAACGCTTTATAGCGGGCGGCGAGTGAGATGTCTTCTTCAGGTTCCGATTGGTTGCGCTTGTTTTCCATCCACGGATCAAACAAAGTCGTATTCTCAAGGGGCGTACGGGCTTCTACGCAGCCGGCACCGGTAACTGGAACCCCATCAACTACGAATACTCTGTATTCGTAGTTCATAGGCGTAAATTCTTGCACTATGCACTCACCTTCAAGACGTACAAATTCCCATTCGTAATGTTCAAGGAGTTGGTTCTTTATGTCAGATTTAGGCTTTGAGGTGTCTCGCGATAAATGGCACAACGACATTTTCTGAGTACAATGCTTTACAACAAATTGTTCGAGTGTCTCCATAATAGCATCTGGGGAGAACTTGCAGGTTATGATCTTGCGGTTCGCATGTTCAAGGAAAGTCTTTGTCTTGTAGTATTCACGCACGAGTTTGTTTTGGTGTTGGCGTGGCCACTTTGGGTTATCTGGGTATTTACCGTGCCCAATACAGATGCTGCTGCCAGTAATTGTGCGGTCAGTTACTACGGGCCCATATCTGAGCGCAGTTGCGAGTTGGATCTGATCCTCTATGAAGTCCTCGCGGTCACGGGAGGATCTGCCAAAAAAATGTATCATATTAAGCCTTTCTTTAAGGCGAGCCACTCAGGTGCAAAGATTGTACAGCTTTTATCATAGATGCGGCAAACGGTCTTCGGGAAAAACTCGAGCTTGTTATCTATGCGCACACAGTAGGCGAGAGGGGTGTCTCTCTCCTCCACATGGGCATCAAAACTTATGCGTACATCATCATCCATATGTGTATTATGCATTGGGGCGGTGGGTGTTGACCACTGGAAATTGAGAAATGAAATTTGGAAAATATTTTCGGGGGTGAGGGGGTGGGCGGAGGTTCTTGGCGAGATGGGGGTGGGGTTATGTTAAATAGGTTTTAGATAGCGCTAGAATGCTGAGCAACCAGGGGCTCCTCCTCAAAATGTTGCAGGTTGGGGCGGTGGGTTTTCTGAGAAAAGGGGGTGTCGTTTCGATACGCTGTGTATGTTAATGTCTTGTTAACACATTAACAACACCTAATATGAAAGGCACATGATGCAATCACCATGTGCCTTTCTTCGCGGGGGATAAATAAATTTTATTTTAACCGATTGATATCAAACACCACTGCTACTTTTGTTATATCAAATGTCTGTGTGTTGTTTGTTTTGTTTGCATTTTCCATTTTGTTTCTCCTTGTTATCATCACCATATAATTAATTATATCATGAAAGGTCTCAACAATTCCTTAACAAAGGAAACAAATATTATATTTATTTTGTGCCTCATTATGCCGCATCACACAGCCCGTCTATGTGTGTCTTTGCGTCTGTGTAGTCATTGAATATATGTGTGCCTGTGTTATCCCTTATAATATACACATGTCCATTATACTTTACGTCTTTAATCTTTGTCATGTCATTAGCTTTTTATAATTAATCATCATATTTAATCATAACATGTCTGCCATAATATATTATTAATTACATAATCAATTAAGATCAAATGCCACACAAAGCAAAGCGGGCATTCAAACAAATGAATGCCCGCCCCGATGATTAACGTTGGAGAACGTTAATTGATAAATCCTTTTTCCTTCAACATCTCATACAATGCCATAATATCCTCTGCTGTGCCATGTTTTATTAATTCAAAGGAAGCGCGGACCTTTTTACAAATTGCTCTGTTCTGCTTGCCCAAATCTTCCCCGGACATATAAATAAACATTATTCGGCTACCGTTAAGTTGGCTGCGCGGCAAAAGCTAGAACCTCAGCACAAAAATTTTTCAATTCCTTACTCATTTTTAAATCTCCATTTAATTAATCATCATTCCTTAAAGAAGGATTAACATAACAACAATTTCTTTGCCTTTAAAAATGTGTCATACGCCACATTTTGGCTTGGCTCAAATTGCACAATCGCAGGATCAGGTTGTACCTCGTAATTCGGCTCGCCGTCCTTTGTGCAGCGATAAATCACAAAAACATTTGTAAATTCCTCCTGCACACAATAAAGGATCTTTTGATTGTACTTATTGCAGGTTGTGTAATAAGCACGGCAAAATCCTGTGTCCTCCGAATGAAAGCTCATTAATACACCCATCTTATTCCTCCTTAAAATACGCGCTTGTAAAGGCTGAATACCAACACATTGTTGACTATTTCAAATGACACGCGCAAAGTATCATCCCAGACTTTCCTTTCGAATTGTTGCTCAAAATCCCACACAATGTCACATACGCGATGAAATTGCACAGTCCCATCCGAGCAAGGTAAAAATTCAACATGAGTCACATTATCATTGCGGCTTTTCACACACGCTTTTTTGATATGACGTAAATTACTTAATTCATGAATGAATTGTTTTGTATTTAAATTAGGCATTTGGGTTCTCCTTATTAATCATCATTCCTTATTATAGCATGCTATTCCTTAAAGAAGGATTTTAACATAACAATCTTTATTAAGGGAAGCTGTCCCTCCAAGCTTTTTCACAATGTGCGGGAAGGCATATTGCATTGCTTCCCCTAGCGTGTCCGCGAAAAACACTATTTTATAGCGAGTAATACCCGCCAAAGACTTCAACATTATGTAAGCCAGCGAGAAGAAAGCGCAGATGTGCCATTTTATGCACATATACAATATGCTTTACTCTCCTGTTTTTAAGGTCAGAGTCGTCATATACAACGATCCGAAACTCACTTGTTGGAAAGCCCCACTCGTCCTCCACAATTTCATAAGTATAGGAAGCAGGTTTATTTATACCGCGAAAAAGGGCGGCTACAACCTTAAGTTGCTGGGTATCTTTAACGTCAATCATAATAGTTCTCCTTTAAATCATCATATAATTAATTATAGCATAGAAAGTGTTAATAAGACCTTAATAAAGGTACCAAAATGCACAATTTTAAATTGTTTATTTTTGTTTGTGTTAAGGAAATATTAAGGTTTATGGTGTATAATCATAATTGTAGAACTGTTTAAATTTTTATCTTGTTTTTACCTAAATGTGAGGTATTAACAAAACCTTAATATTGGATAAAATTTTACCTAAATTTTAGGAGGATTCTCGCTGTCTCCAGGCAAGGGGAGGGTGGTTTTGTTGTTTTTCGTCAGCGAAAACCCTTTCGAGATCTAAAATTTCTAGAAATCCCTTTCGAGAGGTGAAAATTTTCGAGGAGGTTTGGAAGATGAGAAGGTTTGGATGGGCTTTTGGGTTTTGGTTTGTAGTTTGTTGTGGGATTGTTCGCGTAAATTTGAGTTTTGGCTGCGGTCTGATGGTTTTTGGGATGGAATGTACCTGAGAGGACATTAGAGGGGGTTCATCGAGGGTTTTTCGAGGTTGGGATGGAAGATTAGGAGAGGCTAATGGACGGTTTTGATTTTCAGCGAGGTGTGTGCGAGGACCCATTCTCCAGGTCTGAGAGGGTTTTTGTAGATATACTCGAAAAAGAAATACAAGAGCAAATCAACCTTTTGTTAGAGAATACTGCGGTTTATTGCAGAAAAAGCTTTAAAAGCGCATCAGGGCAGTGCTAGCACGAGAATGTTGCAGGCCGCACCTCGACTCGAATTGAAACAAAATAGGGGTGGGGTTAAGGCAGGTGCACCAAAACCTCGAGTTCCTGAGCATCTGGATAAGGAGACGCTTCGTCCTCAACCAATCCCTGCACAACCTTAAGCATAGACGCAAGACGCGCCTTAGAATCTTGAAGATCAATGGAGAGAGGGCCTCCATCCTCGCCTGTAACCTCAATAGCTTTCAAAGTCGAATGCACATAGGGCGTTGCTTTAGCTGCCGCCGCAACCCTTAGATCAATTGGGTTTCCAGGATCAGCAGCAGTCATGAGCAAGAACACCACGGGGTCAAAGTTCTGGATGTTTAGTTGCTTGTATATCTCATCCTGAGCCATAGCAAGGAGAGCTTGTGCCCGCGTAGCCTTGCCTCGTTTCCTACCTACCATACTTGTATTTGCCATCGACCGCAATGCCCCTGTTTAAACCGCAATAAGTATACTACATAACTTTTTAAAAATAATCAAGAGAGCATTCCTTTTTCTTTCAAACCGCCCAAATGCTTGGACAAAAGAGTTAAACCTCAAGGTACTTCCTTTTTCTTTTTGCATAACACCTCTTTAATTAACATAACACCTCTTTAATTAACATAACACCTCTTTAATTAACATAACACCAAACACACTTAAACCACAGTAACCACACCCACCATCTATTTCCAGTACAAGAACCAATTCTCCCAGCAGTCTCGAACCGCGAAAAACTGCAAAAAACCAATTCTCCTAATTAAACACAATGCACGTGTTATGTGACGCGTAAGTTATGCGTTACGTGAAGCAGAGCATAAATCATCAACTGGATCAATCATTTGGAATTTGTTGTTCAACCACCAAACCACAGTAACCACAGTAAAACAACATTTTTTTCAAAACAAATCCTCCTACATGTGCGCGTGCGATGTGTTTAATAAACTCCCACCTGAATAACCTCAATTTCCATCTTTCAAAATCGCCCATCTCCAACTATATTGCTCTAATGGAACAATACAAGAACATAGATCTCCTTTGCGAAATCCTAGAAATGTCGCGTGAGCGAATTATCGGCATCATGAAAACAGGGGGCACAAAGGAGCGGGCAGCAACCTACTATCTCAGCCCATACTACTACTGCGCTGTCAAAAAGGACCGCCTACTCCCCAACAAACTGTACGAAGACGACACCCAACCAACCCTCTGGGAGAAAATCTGCTTCAAACAAGGCCGCACCCTCTACCGCACCTTAGATGGCAACACACCACCCCCAGAGGAACCCTTACTGCTCTCAGATACAACCTTTGAATGGTTTATAGGCCCCCTATCCAGCTTGCCAGATGCCAACACAACTCAAAAATAAGGCGCGTACACCATCATCTCCCACCCAGGCCCCTACCCATGTACCCAACCATCCCACAATACCGCGCATTCATCAAAAACTCAAAACTAGCCATCCTGTACATTGAACCCAATATCCAGCGCATAACTTGTGCAATCATGAATGTAGTTCCTACATTCATAGATTCACAGCCCTTACCACAATTTATAATTGATTTTTACGGCGTGTTGACTATCCAATAGAGGATATGCATTTGTAGGCATAAAGTTGCCTTCGTGTTCATCGTTCATTATACCGCTCGTCGTTCTTAAATATCTCTCTAACTGTCTACCTAATTCTAAAGCCACCTCATGTTCTGTCATTGCGCGCCCCTATGTTGCAACGCAACAATAGCACACAAGGTCATGCCTGGACAACACACTTTATCCAGTATCAGCTTTCAACTTTTTAAACCGTCTAAGGCGAGATTTCTTTAATCAAAGCTGTGCTTCCCTCGCTAGACTCACCGGCAAGCTTGAGGGCGTGGGATCTCCCATAATATCATAAAGTGCATATCATCTAATACCATATATCCAATTAAGGCGTCCTCAAGATCCTTGCGTATTATTAAAAGTATAGCATCTAGTACATATTTAAAGTACCTGTAATAAAATATTTTCTTTTACCAGAGCCGCCAAGCTCGCAATTTAATATGTCAATTTCTTGCTCGTACTTTTCTGGGAAGTCTAAATCACTCTCTATTTTATTGCCCGCCGCATCATAAAACCCTTCAGGCATATGCCCATCTACACTGTACACGTGCTGTAAGCCACCCATTCAAATCATATCCTCGATGTCTCCTTGGGCACGCCGTTTAATATAGCTGCGTTCGCATCCTCGAGCGTATACCGGCCTGCATGAGACATATCCCCACCACCGTTTATGTTCAATCGACCATATAATCCAATCACAAGCCTCCCATTTATGAATGCCTCTGTGTAGCCAGAAGATGTCATAATACGCAGACCGTTTTCCCAGTCCTTGCCGCGCCTTTCATTGATAAGGACTTGCAGAAAACCCTCCCTAGCTTCTTTTTGGATCTCCTCGACTGTGTTTTTTGTCGAATTTGGTTGAAATACTCATTTTTGTTCCTTTCTACAATTCTGGCAGGTTCCATATGCCTCGGAGCACACAAAATCAACTTTGAAGCCAGAAGATAGTCCGCAGCATTGCCTCTGCGTAATATCTCCACATACTGTACATATTTCTACATGCACGTGTTCGCATTGCAATGTTTTTAATATGTATTTATGCTGGCTAAAAATCTGCAGCACAAAACCGTGCTTAACCAAGAAGTCAAGCGCCCTGTACACAGTTGGCGGTTGACGGTTGACGTTTCCAACCTTCATTTTGTCTAAAATCTCATAGGCAGTCAAAGGTCCCGCCTTTAAGATTCTGTATACAGCGCCCTTGTTCGCGCTGTACCGCAAGCCGTTCTCACGGCAATATTTTTCGAGATGCATGTTGTTCAACTTTCATTGCGATCTCCCTCGCCCTAATATAATGGGGGTAGAACAGATCGTTTGTTGAGGGTGGGTTGCTTTTTACTATATAATACAAATCAAGTAGTGCCTTTTCAGTTGCAGTCATTTCATTTCTCCACACAGTTATTTTGTTAATGTAATAATATTATACAATAACTAAGTTATAATTGCAAGTTTTTCATTTTTACTTTTATTGTAGACAGCGCCTCAGAAACAGCCTCCTGCACTATGTCCCTGTCCCCTGCGGCAATAACACAGCCAACGCGCTCCCTTGAGCTCTTCACAGCATCAACCTTGTGACCCGCCTTATAGAACACTCGTGCATGAGCTATACCCTCTATCCTCAAAGCCTCGTCCACCCCCGTTATTTCCTCAATTACGCCCGGTTGCACAGTGAGAAACTGTATTTGCACAATGTCAGCCGCCCCGACCCCTTTGTGCCCTTGTGCCATTCCACAGGCAAGGCGGATGGTGGCGTCTGCCATATCAAAGCCAGTTGCGAGTTTAACCAGCCTTGGGTCCTCACCCCCAGATATCCTTGGCATGCACTCGATTATGTAGAAACCATCGGCTCCAAGTATCAGTTGGGCGTAAATAGGGCAATTAGCATATCCAAGAGCAGTGCAGGCACGCCCAAGTATCAGTTCAAGGTTTTCGTCGCCAAGGTCTAAGTGCTTGTCATATGTTTTTGTCAGTGCAACGCCGAACGTCTGGTCAGACAGGCGGCTGCCATCTCTTATGGCGGCTGTGTACAGCTTAAAGACCCCATCTGTCACAAAGCCATTAACTCCCACCTCCACCCCCTCTATGAATTCTTGAATGATAGCGATCCCCGACTCAGATGCCCCCTGAGCCACCTTTATCGCCTCTTGCAATCCGTCGATATCCACAAAAGACACGCCCGTCTGCCCTATCCCATCCACAGGTTTTACCACAAAAGGCGCGCATAAGTCCACCACAGCGTCTCCATACACAGAGCGCGGTACCTTTAAACCTGCCTGGTGCAGGATCTCGCGCGTCCGGCCTTTCTGCATCGGCAACTCTGCAACCTCAGGTGACACATATGCTTTTAATCCGTGCATCTTGGCATATTTGGCCATAATGTAGACCGCTTTATCAGAGCCTCCAGACACCACAGCATCAAAACCGGTCAGTTGCACAATAGTCTCGTAATCGTACCTGTTACAACTGACCACTTCATGGGCGAGGTCCGAGGCTTCAAGGCCCCTCTCGTCCACCACTGTGACATGCAACCCAAGATCAAGTGCGGCCTCAACCAAAGGCAATTGCGCCTGCCCGCCTCCTATAATAAGCAGCTTCATTCCGCCTCCAATATGTGTACAAGGTTTGCTGCTCGCTCGTTAGTGCTCCTCAAAGCAGCGGATACGTCTATAAGTTTTCCGTATGGAAAGGCGGCTAAGAACAGCTCTGGATCCACCTCGCAAATAGCGGCTAGTGTTTTGACAGTCGAGTCGTGTGTAACAATGACAGCCGGTTCTTTTACGCTGTTGAGGAAGTCTCTTGTCCTGTTTAGAACGTCAAGATAATTCTCGCCTCCCTGAGGCCGTTTGAAGAACTTGTCTCTAAGTGTGACGTTCTTAGGCTTATCCCTCAATGCCCCATAACTTTTGGCGCAAAGTCTTACATCTGTCTCATACTCAGCTGTAATCAACTGCACCGTCTGCTGTGCTCTTGGCTGTGGCGACGCAAACACCTTCATAGCGTGTTTTTTAAGGAAACCTCTTGCCTCTTTTACAAGGTCCACCGCCCCCTCTTTTATAGGGGTGTCGTCGTCGCAGTACACATTAGTGTTTTCTGGTGGCGCGTGCCTAATTGCGAATAGCTTCATAAAATGCTCCTATCTTTTTCATGGCTATAGCAGCTCGCCTTTGCGAACTTATGGTTGAGCGCCCTGCTATGTGTGGGGTGGTTACAACATCTTTGTGCTGCAAATCGTTCTCAAAGTCGCATACATATTTCCGTATATGACCAAGAAACGGCACTATGTTGTCACTCACCACTTCTTTACGTGCAACATTTATAAGCACAGATCCTTTTTTCATTTGTTCAAACTGCTTTTTATCGAGAAAATTTCTCGTCTCGTCGTTTAAGCTAAGATGAATGGACACCACATCACATCGCTCAAGCAACTCGTTCAAAGACACTTTTTCCATGTCACGCCGCGTTGATACAAGCACATTGAAGCCCATGCCTCGCATCAAGCTCGCGGTTTCTGTGCCTGTGCTGCCCATGCCTATGACGCCCACTGTCATCTCACAAGGTTCCTTTGGGATGGTGTGTTCGTCAACTAAGTCTAAGCCGCGCCCATAATACATTGTGAAGGACAGCACGTAATATGCAATTGGGATGCCTGCACAGTTTTCGCATATCTCAAGTTGGATGTTTTTTCGCGTCAAATACTGTGTGTCCACATTGTCAAGGCCAACACCAAAGCGCATGACCATCTTTAAATTTGGGAATTTGTTTATTGTTTGTTCGTCTAAGACATCATTGCCGAGAATTATGGTATCGTGGTCGAACACTTTTGTGTCTAGACAAGTATTAAAGTCTTTCTCCCCGTCTAGATCGCTAAGAAACTGCTTGTTTGCTTTTAGCGATCCAGGTGTCACTAGTGTTTTCATTTCCTGCTCCTGATTATGACAATGTTATATTATGATAGTACAACTTAGTTATAATTGCAAGTTTCTCATGACTGGTATTTGCCATACCCTTTAGGGTCAGCTTTTATCAGAGCAAGACGAAGGTCCTCACGCACCCATCCATATGCATGGAGAGAGTGCCTTAGATCGGCGCCCGAGTAAGGAGAAGGGGCGCCGGTACGTCTGCGTTCCTCGCCCTCTCTCAGTATTTTAAAGATGAATTCTGCGGCGTCTCTGTGCTCTTTGTTCTTGTAGCCCCTTAAAGACATTGCCGCGTCCCTGTCGGATTCCGCCACTCCCATGTCAAATGATGCACCAGTGCCTCTCTTGGGTTTGAAGCCCGTCCCATCGCAAGCATCGCACACGTAAGTATTAAACATGACCTTCCCCGTCCCAAGGCATACAGGACACCTAGTCGTCATAGACATCTATCACCGCCTTAAAGTTGTTTTTTAATTTTGCTATGAGCTCTGTGTCGCCAATTAACCTGTTTTCAGCGCCGCATTCGGGACAGTGTCATCGTCCCTCATCTGGCAACCAGTACCCGTGAGGCCTCACATACACAGCAACATACCTCCGTTTTTGCTCGTAGATCTGCTAGTTCAGCCTTCAAGTGGTCTACATTCCTCTCGGCTTCCTCAATCCATCGTTGTATTTGTGTCTGCTGGATGTCAATAAGTTCTTGTTTCATTCAAAATTCCTTATGTTTTCGATTGTTTCTATAGGGCCGCCAGTTCGGCTCTTAGCCATTCGTACAGGCGCTTCAAGTGTGCCTGTATAATTTGTGACTGAACAGTTTGCTCATAATCCATCTTTCTGCGAAAAAATGAATTGTAACATAACTTAGTTATATTTGTAAAATTTAAAAGAAACCCACCGTGTAGTAGCACGGCGGGCTCTTAACCACAGGATAACACTTATATTATACAATGTCTGTATAATTACACCAAGGCGTATTCTAGGCATCAGTAATCGTGTGTTGAAGCCATTCAGCAGGTAGTTCAATTTCTTCATAGCAATCAGGTAAGCCAGCTTGTGACCAGTAATCTTTCCAATCACAAAATCTGGGATCATTTGAAAGACTAGAGATATAAGTACCATCGGGGGAAGTTTGTATTTCTGCCCATGTAGTGGTACGTGCTGCTTTTGGATTGTCAGTACCTTTGCACTTGCCAATCACTCCATTTTCAACTATGTAACCTTCTAGCTGCCAATCACTCCATTTTCAACTATGTAACCTTGAGACTGCCAATAATCAGCAGCTAGAAGGTTTATATAAGATAAGACCTGCTCAATTGTATAGCCATCTTTAGCGATAAGGATTAAATGTCTGTCCATGAAATACCCCATTTCTGAGCTAAATAGTTGCCTATTACGTTTAGCTCGTTGTCGTTTAGGGCGCGGTTAAAGATAACTATTTCTGAAACTGTTCCCAAGAAGGCGTTGTAGCCATAGCTGTAGCGTGCACCGACGACAAAGTCTGTTGGAGTAGCTAAAACATCACCAGAACCTGAAATCCCCAAAACGCCATTATATCTAGCCTCCCTGCTTAAAAGGCCATCTGCTCTTAAACTCACTATGTTTGGGTTTGTCGGGTTGCCAAGAACAATGGTTGGATTAATAAAGGACGATGGATAAACTTTGTAAGTTCCTTCCCCTGTGTCTTCTAATCTTAACGGGCTACTAGAACCAACAGCCCACGACCAAGGATTATCATAGGTATTTCCTGTATCAGCTTGTGTTACAGACAGGATCGTAAAGTCAGTTGTGGCAAGATCAACAATCGGATCATCAACATTTAAATAATGTCCAGAAGTAGCGCCACCCTTAAAGTGCAAAGTATTTCTACCGTTGAGTGTGTGTGTTCCTGTTTCTGGTTGTTCTACGGCTATGTCTTGTATGGCATGTCGGTTATTTCCGCTCTTATCGTTCCACTGTGACACTGCCCCTGCAACTGAGGTAATTGTGTTTTCGTCAGAGGCGTCAAGCCATAGTGCTAGCTAGGCTATTGCAATAGGGGAGAATGAAGCTGGTACACCAAAAGAAAAACCGTTAAAACCTATAATCATTTTAGCACTCCTTATCGTTAAAGTAACAGGAAGAGAGGAATACATCAATACAAAACTGCCTCATAAAAATGAGGCAGTTTTAATCTGTTCTGTTCCCATGTAGATTATACACGGCTAAGCGGCAAGCGCCAGCGGAAAGTAATTATCATTTGCGTTTAACGGATACTATCAAAGATAAGCAAAGCAATCAAGATTTTTCGCCAAAAAGTTCGTAGTGAGCGTCAATACCCTCAGGTGTTGTTATACTATCTCCTCAAAGTAACCGACGAGATAGAAGTTGCGGACTTCTGGATTGTCAGAAAATTGTGTCTCAAGTTCTTCTTCTGTTCCGTACACACGAAACTCGTTAGTAGGAAGTGACAGTGTAAATTTAAGATCTCCAACAAAAGAGGCTACCGTAGCCGATATTTTACCAGCTCCATACACTTGGAAAAGACGGTCTCTGTTAAAAACAAACTTTGCATACATTAAACTACTCCTTAATTAATCATCATAATTTATTATAACAGGTAGACCTTTAAGAAAGTATTAATTTTCATATTAATAATTAGTTGCTATAATTAACTATTAGAACAAAGGAGTGGCAATTATGCTTATAGAAAAATTTAGAAAAGGTATGAGAACTATTTACGAAGGTGTACGAGAGGCTCTTCCCAATGACGTTAATCGTCTTCCTGAAGAAGTAAGAGAACCCCTTCCCAATGACGTTAACCGATTACCTCAGGAGACAAGGATTATCTACACAGGTGTACGCGAGTCATTGCCAGATGACGTTTTCACACTTGACTAATGGTGGACGCGCCGCTATTGCAAGCGGGTCCTGAATATTTCTATCCAGTCGAACCTTATCGCGCCCATTTAAAGAGGAAAAATTTTAGTTTATCCCAGAGAGATAACTTCATGGTATCAGCCACACACTCGTAAGAATGGAAACCAAAACCATTAGGTATTCCTTTTTCGTCGAAGCTAATCTTGCCGTAGTAGACGCTAGAAAGTCGTACACAATCCTGTACATAACTAAGATCGCCAACTTTCCTTGCTATAGGTTTTGTGAGCATCCTGTCCATACGTACAACTCGCTGTTTAAACGTTACGCGAATGTCGTTCTTGTTGAAGACACGCCCGTGTTGTGTGTAACCATGTCTCCTTAGGAATCTAATTAACTTATGTTTCATTTGAATGCCTCCCCAGCACTAATTTGTTTATAAGATTCAGTTAAACCTTTTAAATCAACTCTCATAATAGCGCAATTGAAGACAAAACCATACTCACAATATAGACGCTCAATTTGCCCAATCTTTTTCTTAGGCCCGCAACCTATCTCTAAGTGCCGTCCTATAAAGGTATTCTCGATCTCTCGTTTTAGTACTGCGGCCTCGGCCTCGAGTTCGGCAAGCTTCGAACGCAGCTTAGATGTAGCCTCCCAATCCTCTTTCGTCACCATGTCTAAGGGCACGTCCGGTAGGTCGGCCTTCCTGCATTTAGAACAAAGTTCTGGACAAGCCTCCCAATCACGCAATTTTTCTGCAAGACTGCGACTGTTTTCCTCATGTATTTGCTGCTGAGACTTCTGGTTCCATGGACTGATTGTCTGCGATGCTTTAAAAGTCTTTGTTATATTCTTGCCGCACCGCTCGCATGCTTTAAAGCCGTAGGAGTGGTCTGCAATCTCATCAAATGTTCTCGTTATTCTCATTTTCTCTCTCCCAAATTGTTTCTTCGACAACCCCTTCTCCTTTACATTTTTCGCACCGTATCAGCTCTACATCATCCGGCCGCGGTATACGTAGAAACTTTTTGCCCCTGCATTCTGGGCAAATCTTTGTGTCTTTTTTGTCAGAAGAATCTTCGTCTACTTGTCCAGTAGCACGATCTACAATACTTTTGGCTATTTGGTTGATATCTTTTTTCATACTTAAACCACTAATTCAAACTGATACAATACCTTTTTAAAGATCACCGTTCTCCTTTAAGTCCTTTATGTGGTTCAATGCTGTATTTTTCACATATAATAAAGACTTGTTCTTTGTATATTTTGTCGTAGTTGCGTAAGAACATAGCGCATTGCGTTAGTTTAGCTTTTAGCATCGACTGCATGACTCCCGTTCTACATTTTCCAAGTATTCGTAGAACAGTTTGTATGGCTTGCTTCATGTCTTCACATTGCTTGCTGAGTTCGCGGTCGAATTCTTCTCCTGTGTAAAATACTTCTTTACCGTGCCCAGAGGTAATAAATTTATCCAGGAGTATTTCCACTGTTTCTGCTAAGTCCTCGTTCCCAAGAGCTTCTACTTTTTCGAGCACAGCAAAGTGCTCATTTTTCCAACCAACAAAACGTTCTTCCTTCATAGCAGATTATTCTCTCTAAACGCTTCTTCTACTATTGGTATATCGTCTTCATGAATACCAACCCTGCGTGCAAAATCTTTTCTACCAAATTGGTCATAAACAGCGAAAACATCCCCTATGGTTGACAGTGACTGCCACCGCGTAAGCGAGTCAAAAAGCTTCTTTTTGTGTATATCCTTAGTTAATTCAATAACAATAGAAAGCGGTGTCTCCGGCCCTTGCCTACAAGGAGGAGGCGGGCGCCAGTCGCCAAGAAATTTATCAAATAGTTCTTCTAGTCTTTTTCGACCGCTAGTTCCTATGTAGCCGCGCCTTATGTGCCATTTAAATGCACCCCAGCTTTTTGAGGCGTAAGCATGTGCCGCCTCTTCTAACGTTTCAAAAGAATCTTGTAAGCCGTGTACTATTCGCATATCAAGTTGATTGTGTGTTCTATTTTCTGGCTTATTGACAATATCTGCTATTAGCATAACTACCCTTTCACGTTTAAAAATGGTTGGACATAACTGACGACCTCTAATATATTAGCTTTCACTTGCGTGCTAATTACTTCTCCCAAATTCTTGTACGCGTCCGGAGCCTCGTCAATTCTGTTTTCTGTGACATCTCCCACAACATGCGCCATCTGGCGTTTAAATTCCTCGAAGTCCAACTGTGCTTTTGCTTGTGTTCTCGACAATCTGCGCCCTGCACCATGAGAGCTTGACCATAACGCCTTCCTATTTCCCAAGCCACGGGTTATATATGACCCGACTTGCATATTTCCTGGGATTACACCGAGCATATTTTTCTCTGCATGTGTCGCGCCTTTACGGTGGATAAATAACCCATGCGAGTAGTCAAGATGGTTGTGATTTCTATTTATGAGATCAAAGAGATTTATGTCTACATTCATGGCGGCTAAAACAAGCCGGATCATAGCTTTTCGGTTTTCAAGAGCATAGTTGAGGCACTGATCCATATCATGTATATATTGGAGCCCCTCGCGCGAATATGCATACCAGCCGAGATCAGAGGTCTCTTTTTCTTGACGCGTCATCCAATAAGTCGCAACTTCATGCCCGAAACCTCTGGAACCACTGTGAATTATTATCCACACGTCCTTTTTCTCGTCCTCACCAAGCTCTATGAAGTGATTGCCTCCACCCAGCGAAGCAAATTGCTCGTAGACTTTTCTTTTTTCTAGGGCTTGTCTTATGGCGGGGGAGTGTTGGTGAATAGAAAAAGGAAGCGGTATACTTTCTCCGTGGTAAGAATCGCCGCATGGAACAAACGTGTGTATTCGTGCATGGAGTTCTTTGAGATCGCCGAGCGTTTCGCGTTTAACGCACGTGTTTATTGCACAGACGCCACAACCAATGTCATACCCAACCCAAGCTGGCACGACCCAGTCTTTTAATGCAAGGACAGCGCCGATGGGTGCTGAGTAGCCTTTATGGGCGTCTGGCATCAACGCACCTCTACGAAAAGCTGGATGGTTTACGCAAGTAATCCACTGTTTGAGCGTCTCGCTGTCTATATCGTCGCAGAAGATATTAATCGTCATTTTTATCTTTTCTTGTAAGTCGTTACAACAAGAACCATCCTCAGGCCTACGTCCGGTGAGTGCTTACAGCACCGCAACCAAGTGGTCATTTTAGTATAACTTACTTATTTTTACAAGTTTTCAATACACTCGATAGCTGTAATCTCTGAGGATGTTCCACAGCCAAGGTCCATTTCAAGTACAATATTTGTCTCTCCTTGTATTGTACGAAGGCTGGTTTTTATTTTATCGCTGTAACCGGTTGCCACAGAGTCTCTTTCAAAAATAAAGCAGGTCCGTATTCCATCGTAAAAAGGCAAGTGCACAGTTGGAACAACAAGGCAGTTGTGGTAAAGCTTTGCATGGTTGTAACCTTTAAGATAGTCACAATACTTAAACGCGCTGTACTGGTGTAGCTGCGCCCATTGCACCCAACCAACAAAGCAAATTTTTGGTATCTCGTCTATTGCATAATCAAGCTTTGCAGGGCTTAGACCGTCGTTACAGTGTTGGATTAAGGTGTCTGCATTGTGCAAAAGTTCTTTAACTATGACTTCATCCGCTTTTATAGTAAAGCTATTCCCACAGCTATTGGCATAAGAAAGTCGTTTGAGGACGTCCTTTTTGAGTTCGTTTACGTTGTCGATGGGTTGTCTTATTGCAGTTTCTTCGAAATAAATGGGGAAAGAGCTATGGTCAAGATTTAACACAGACACCATGCCGTGTGTCGATTTAGTAGAAGCTGTTCCTTTCGGAGGTTTTTGAAATACAGCCAGTGTAGAGTTTGTGCTTATTCTTTTTAACGCTCGTTGTAAATCAGACGGGTCGTTCTCAAAGGCATCGAGAACCTCCCGTCCAAATTGCAGTAAGAATGCGCGATCAATAGCCTCTGGCCGATCTTGAACTGAAGCTGGGTCCGCCATTCTTTTTAACCTCTATATTTATTCCGTCGTCTACAATTTCAAGCTGAGCCTCGTCAACCCACATACCGTCTGGAATTTTGTCAGCGCCCTCTTTCATAGCAGGTTGGACGCTGTATCGTAGGCAGCCATTTAACCATTGGCACCGAGCATCAATGATACCTGTTAATTGCGATACTCTGTCTCGTGCACGGGCACCAAGTGCATATTTAAAAGTAACTTTTTCACTCATTTTATTTTCCTTATAAAAGTGGTCCTCCCCATTCTGTAACCTGAACAAGGGGAGGACCTGGTCTGTGACTTTGTAGGACTACCGGCGTTTAATGTGCACCATTAAACTGAGACAAACGCTCTGCCGCTGAGCTAACCGCCCCTAAAGGATACACCACGACTTAGATGTATCCATGGTGGGCGGTACGAGATTCGAACTCGTGACCTTTTGGTTATTTGTATGCACAACTTGAAATAGTCCACACAGTAATGCTCAATTTGGAATGAATAGTCTAAGTTTCAAAACGGCTTAATACATGGGTGCAAGGTCTCTCTCCTTGCTGGCTACAGATCCGAAATCTATTGACTTTACCAGTTTGTCTAAACCCCCTTGAAAGCAGCACCGATCTTCAAATCTAACTCGATGCCGCTATGGTGGGGGCTGAGGGACTCGAACCCCCAATGCTGTTATCACCACATATCTGCCTAGCTTAATCTAACACCAAGGTTGAGATTATTCTTGTGGCATTAAGTATTGGAACAAAGCATTTCCAACACTCGGTGTTGATACCTCCTCTATATTGTTAGCTTCTTCACGCGCCATTTTGATTGCTTGCAGAAGTGTTTCTACACGCTTCAAGAGTTCTTTTTTCTCAGGGAAAGGGATAGCGGCTGAGTGTTTTGTATCTGCCCAATAACCAACAACCACGTCTTTTGTAATAAGCTGCGTTTGCGCTGGGTGGTCGGGGGTTGCATCATACAGAACAATTGGATGTTGCTCTTTGGACGTACTCTGCGTTTTGATTTCTTCAGTCTTGTAGAAACCAGATTGCTCGTCAAAATGCCATTTCTCACTTGAATCCAGAACAGGCAGATTAGCAACGAATGTCCTAAAATCAGTCATTTGTTTTTCGAGGAAAAGCAAATAAGTAACCGGCACACCTTCAACTAAAGCGATCTCATCCACAACGATGTCTGCTTTTGCTGAGCAATTTGACCAATCTTTTCGAGCAGTCATTTCCAGGAGGCTTGATAATGAGCGTTCAACTGTCCTAAGCACATCTTGCACTTGAAACTGTACGCGTTTTGATTGTGGCGGCTTTGTGTCGCCTTCCTCATCTTTTGGTGAGTACTTTTTGTTGAAACCATTAAAAAGATCTTGCTTTTGAACAATTTTATAGAGCTCTGAAAGCTCAGAATGTGTTTGAGATTTAATCCCTTTCTCAAGGGCTATAATTTGATTAACTTTTGCCATTGTTTTCTCCTGTGTTGAAAGAACAATATAACTCAGTTATAACGATTAATCAAACATCTTTGAAGGCATCAGTGACTTCTTTAGGTAAACCTTGCAGTTCGCCATTCTCAAATACAACATTCTTAAAGTAAGTGCCTGCTATCTTGGAGCTCTTCTTAGCCATCGCCTCAAGACTTGCTTGTGTGAAGGCTCTGGTCGCGTCAACTCTCTGCACACGATACGCACACTTCGAGAAGAACACAACTATGCTTCCTTTTTTCAAAAAAAGTTCTCTGTATATGGTTCTCATGCGTGAAAAACCCTTAGCTAAAAAGTACATCTCAAGCTGGTTGCGTACCAGAGCGTGCTGTGTTGTTCTACTCATCTGTCATATCCCAATCCGCTAGTTTCCCTATTACTTCTCGCTTAACTATGGAGCACTTTGGTATTGCCATATCGCCGCAACCCGACTTTGTAGCTCCCACTGCTTTATTTTCTGGGTGCATGTGCGGCACTAAAACCAGCGTATGGGCGTCCTCCGCCACAACGAAGCCTATTGAGTAGCAATACACTACAGGAATAGGCTTGCCGGGTTCAGACACCTCGCCCCACTGTGATGCACAACCGAAACTATCCACCCATTGCACCAATTCAATTATCTCATTCAGCATTTCTTTTCCATTTCCCCTCATTAATTTCGTTTGTCAAGCGAGTGTACTCGTACAACCCGTCCGACGATGCGATCCTAGCTTCAAATTCTTTCAAGGTTATGATCTTTGGTGGGGGCACATAGGGGCTGTCAATTTTAGGCAGCTCTGAATATGTAGAGCACCACCAAATGTGATACAGCTTGTCTACATACTCGCGTACAGCGTTCTCATCTTTAAAGCGCTTATCTTCTCCGACTTCAAACTTCAAGTAGTAACCCAGGAAATCTTTCACCAGACTAACGTATATTTTCACTATGTTCCTCCCATGATGGCACAGAAAATTGCTGTAAAAAATAACCCCCAGAAAACTGTGAGGAAAGTCAATATTAGCGCCCATTCTTTGTTCATTATGTCCTCCTAAAAAGGTAAATCTTCATTTGTTGGGTTGTATTCAAGCGCAAGCAAGCTATTAATTTTATCTTGGAAACAATTTAGCTTTACCTCGTGATCCGCCTTTTCTTTATCAATGGACTCTTTCAAGCGTGCAACCATCTTTGGTATCAAGTCAACCTGCGGTATCTTTACAGTCACCTCTTCTTTTGCAATGACTATCCAGTCGTCTCCGCTGTGCTCCTCAGGATTAAAGGTAAACAAACAAAGCATGCCGTCTGGGTGCCTGCTATGCTGATAGGCTACGTATAAAGTTTGGGTAGTTTCTTTTGGTAATTCAAAAGTCATTTTATTTCCTCGTATCTAAAGTCTGTTAAACGGCGTCTAAGAAACCTCTCTATCTTCTTCTTTGACACAGGCAGGGCCTTCTTAATGTGTTCTTTCAAGTATTCTTTATTCTCTGTACCGCCTAGCTGCACATAGCGAAAGGCTGCACACATTAGAGCTACATCCTCCCTGCAGCAATCCTTATACAAAATCCACACGTCAGGGCCGCGTATATCAAAGATGTCGAGGTCAAAAAGCTTGTCCAAGCCTCCATGCACAGCTTGCGGGTCAATCCGTGCGCCATTAACAAGTAACTGCACACAAACGTGAAGGGCGCCTGGATTTCCTTCGCTTATAGAGAACAAGATCTCCTCGATAGTTTCAAAACCTCGTAATTTGCTCATATCTATCCTAACCATTCCGCGTCTAAGATTGTGGTGTAGACACATCTCGCACATCCAATATATGCGCCTGTCTCTATTACACCATAAGCAAGATTCAGCAGGTCGTCCACACTTATAATATTCTCCAGCAGGCAACAGTATAAGGAGATGCTCAGGAACCCCCAGCGCTGCTTCTTCACATTTATGTGTCATATTATCTCCCAATAAGGTCCAAGGAACAACGTTTTATCGAGAACTTTGTAAGTCGGCTTAGCGTCGTTGTCTATTTCAAGCAAGCGGTGAACCATGGCGAATGCTGAGCTCTGAGATACGATACAAGGAACGTACACGAAGTTTGCTATCTCAACTATCGCTATTATCGTCTCACTATTGGCTATAAGGGCGTTAAGTTCTGCGCAATAGTCTGCTCTTGTATCCATTATTCTGTCCTGTTGTTATAACTAAGTTATAGCATAAACATAACAAAAACACAACTTTATTTTCTGGGTTTGTGGCTTTCGCACAAGTACTGGCCGGTTTCAACTTCTTGGTTGCACACCGCACACCGCGCAAAGTTTCTAAGATACTCGTTGTACGCATCGTATAAGTCTCGCTGTGTTCGCTCCATATGAGGCAGCCACGGCTTGTCCTGTCCTGCAAAGAAAACAATTCGCGCGTCTTTTGGTACAGCTCCGAGTATATTTGAATACTGGTAGCAGCCATCTGCCTCACCCCAAGTGGCCTCACCTGGAATCTTATGTGATATCCAAGCTTGATCTGATCCTGCGTACTTCTTTCCATTAGGTTGTACACGGCTATTTGCTACTTGTGGGGAGGTTGTAGGATCAAAGTCATCCCATACTCGAGCCCTTGCGCCCGCTCTCATCATCCACATAGAGCCGTTGTAGGGAGCAGCCCAGCCCTGCATTATTTTGAAGTCCTCGCCACCTTCAAACAGTGAATCTATGTTCTTCAGTATTACAAGGTCTAGATCAATGGAGACAAATTTTTTGCCAAACAGCGCCTCTGCTTCCTTGGAGAAAGCGTATAAACGTCTATAGCAATTGGGTTTCGCGCCCCTGTTAGCTACTGGAAAATGATCCCACAATGGTATAACCTCTATCCGGTCATCGAGGCCGCCAGGATCATCCGTAACGCAAATAAGCCGGAAGGGCATTGTCACGTTAGCTTTCAACATTCTATAAAGGGCTAGAACATGATTAGAATTGTAGTTTCTGCGCCACTGTTGTTTTGCATCTTTGTGCCATTTCCAGCAGACAAAAGTCAGCATTTAATCTTCTCCCATTTAAAACGTATAGGATTTATGGGGGCAAGCAACTTCTGCATCTTTTTTCTCTGCAAGATGTCGTGGTACTGTTTGTCCCGGGGTAAATCAGCTGTGTAACTGTCAACTCCTGGCAGATCACCGTGATAGCGGATCAGCCGCACGTCCTCCATTATCTCTAGCGGTGCTATGCTGTATAATGCTTTGAGCAAAGGCCCGTCCCCGCCATAACAGCCACAATAATCCTCATCATAGCCACCAGCACACCAAAAATTGGTCAACGTTGTGAGGAATTGGTTCACAGGCACTTTGTCATCCGACTCAAGACGTGCGCCCATCTTTATGCCTTGAGGTTTATAGTGCCTCTGTACGCTGAGATCTCGGGTCAGAATTCTTTTTAGATCATGTTTCAGCAAGAGCCTATCCATGTCCAAGAAGAAAGCCCATTCCGTCTTGCACTCTTTGGCTCCAAGATTCCTCGCACCATGCTGGTTCCACGGTATATCGTCAATTACGCGATACAAGGTCAGTTGTTTTCTCAGCTCTTCAGAAATACCGAACTGTTGGATTATCTCAAAGGCTGTCTCAGATTGTGGGCTGCAATCATCTACAAGAATAAAATCAACATAAGGCAGCAGCTCGCTATATTCTTCCCATTGAGGTAGTGTGTGCTTAAATAGCATCAGCGGGTTGCGGTAGTATGGCTGGATGAGAGTTATTCTACGCATTTTCTCACCCGCCAGCAAACTCCTCGTAAGGTGTCAAAAGTGGAGTTTTTATTATCTACGGGCCATTCCTCAGTTCCAAAAAACTCAGTGACCGCTTTATTCACACCGCCCCATTTGTAATCATCTCCCGCCATAACTCCATCTGGTTTTATTTTTGGCCACCAAGCGGCAAGATCGGCTTTCACATTCTCGTAGTCGTGTGCTGCATCCAGTAGCAAGAAATCAATTGTACCATCTTCAAACTGTTCCGCCGCCTTAACAGACTCCATTCTCAAAGGAATAACAACACTGTCTACAGGTTCAATGTTCTTAAGAAAGGTTTCGTATAGTGTGCCATTCTGCACATCTATGTCCTGGTGGTGTGCCGGCTCGTCAGATCCCTCCCAAGTGTCCACAACAGTGAATTTTATATCTTTGCCAGAATTCAGAATAGACACTCCCATGAAAGCTGCTGACTTGCCTTTCCAAGCGCCTACCCCAACAAACACAGCGCCATTTTTAGCTTCCGCCACTGCATCTCGGTAGAAAGGAATAAAACGGCTCCAGCCATGTATCTTCTTATAAAAGTGCTCCATTTAAAATCTCCACAGCCATGTCGAACATGTGCCCACCATTAAGCTCTGTTCTTGAAAAATCATTTTTATTAAATACGGGGCAACATGCATATGCATGAGTAGTCCAGGAGCCAGATATCTCTAGAACAAGCGGCTTGTCTTCTTTAAAAACAAAATCAAAAGCTATCCATTGAGAGCCTATTCTGTCTGCTATCTCTACTGCAAGTTCAGCGCAAGCGCGTTCCTTACCATTCTCTAAGCCCTCAATAAACGAAAAATTCCCAGATCCAGATGCAAAAGGCTTGTCTTCCCTGTTCTTACGTATCAAACCAAAGATGTACTTACCGCATATAATTATCCGGTAATCGCAATCATTGTTCGCCACAAATTCTTGCCAGTACAGATAATCTGTTTGTACATTGCCGTAGGACAAAATAAGTCCACCTGCAAATACAGCCTCTATCTCTCGCTCTGCCTCGACCCTATTGTTGACCATACATACATTTGCAGAACCTGCACCACAAGTTGCTTTCGATATAAAAGGATAAGTCATATGGGCAAGAGCGTCGTAAGCTTCTTGTTTGGACGTCCACACATTTGTTTTTGGCAAGTAATCTTTGAGATAGGCAAGCTGTTTTACCTTATCGTCGTACAACTCGCCATCTATTCTGTTGGGAAGCACAAGCACGTCTCTCTTGTGTAATTGCGCTATAATGTTCTTTGAAAGTTGCCGCTGTTCCCCTTGTTGTGACAAACGCACAAAAGCTTTTGAACCTTCAGGGACGTCTTCCGCCCATTTAAATAATTTGCAAGGAATACCTGCACGGCCACACGCCATTGCAAACTGTTCTCCCCAGTGGCTTCTGTCATTGTGAGCATAGAGCATTATTGGACCTTTGCTGAATAGTTATTATTCACTTTCTTTATAGCATAGTCGTAACCGAACTGGAAACCAAAAGTTGCTCCTGCAAAAAAGAAAAACAACAGTGCCACCCTCCACTTAAACAAAATGTTGTTTTGCATATTATACCTCCGTCTGTATAATAAGCATAACATAGACTGCCTTCGTAACAAAGTAGCCTACTCTGGGGGAAGACTTAATTCTTTGTTCAAATCTGTGATTATAACTGTTGGTAAGTTGTTGGGTATACTGTTGGTAGCTTTGAGAATGAAGGCTTCAGCCTCCGGCCAGACATCGATCGCCTGCTTAACGGTATTAACTGAGTCCAAAAGAGCTTTGATCTTCACGCGCAATTCTTTACGCTTGTCCATAACTTTTCCTTTTTTACACAAGAAATTATTCACAAGCTCGTTTTCTGGGTCACCTTGTTGGAATACGGCTGTGTGTGTACTGCGGTGGTGACTAGCTCTTTTTGTTTCTTTGAGAGGGAAACTTAGCCATCCGTGGGACAGCGTTCTACACACAAACGAACCCGTTTCAGGAAGCCAGCCTTTTGGCAAAGATGCCATTAATTTGAACTCTTTTGCGGTGTACTGCATAGTGTAGAGTTTTTCACCTATCTCCATACGCTCGTCTTCAAGCTCTTTTATTAGTTTACTAAACTTGTGAGCTAGAACTAGGTCCTCTATTTGTTTTCTGTGGCTCTTCGTCAGCTTCATCTTCTTCTCCTGGTAATATAGGTTCAAGTTGAATTTTACTGCCATAGCAATGATAAGTTATATAGCACATGTTGTTTCTCCTTATCTTTAATTATAGCAGGTAAAGTGTTAAAATTTAATTAATAGTGACGGACGAACTTTCTTTTAACTCCGCAGAGGCAATCCCCAGGGCGTGAGCCATAACAAGCATGTCTTCCTTGCTAGTAAACTTACCGCAGCATTGTATGCTGCTAGTTTTCGTATCAAAGAAAACCGCAGCTGACATATCGCATTTGAGTTTAACCATCTTCTCAGCCAAATAACCCGCAACCTCCCCCGCTATATCTTCCTTGACATTTACATACGCAGTTTTTGGCACGTATGGGAAAACAACAGAAACTCTAGACAGGTCATTTGTGAACGCCGCGCCTTCCTTATCAAGAAAAACAACGCCGTCTATGTCATAACATTCACCAGTTTTTTTGTTTTTGAATACATTGGATGCTCGTTTGTTTTGCAGGTCATCCTCGCCTATGTCTTCCCATTCGTCATCCTCCCCTGTGAGGGGTGTCAGTACTTTGTATAATGCAAGCTTCTCGAACATCGATACACAGAAGGCGGCTGAACTGCCGCTGTGCCCTTGGTCAGCAAATAAGCTTAGAAGGTCCATGACGTTGTCGTGCATCCAAGAATCTGTTTCATTATCAGAATCCAACAAAGACAATTCGTGTATTGCATGTCTTATAATGTTACTCATCTGCCTTCCTTTCTAAAAAAGATATTAACTCGTCCAACGAAGAAGCCTCAGCTCCCGTGGCTAAGACAGAGGTCAGGTGGCTGTATCCTGCAAAATGCATCTCCATGCTTTGAGCCGCCATTAACCCAAACAGCAACCGCATAGCTATATGCTTCTTGGGATCTATACCGCCATTGGCCCTGATCCAAGTGTCCATCTCAGAACGGACTGCGGAATGAACAACGGTGTCCAGCTTGCATCTAAATTCTATCATAACCCGTAAAGGAATGCCCGCTACTTTGCATTTTTTCTTTATTAGAGCCATGCTCTCTTTATCGTAATATTTCGATAGAAAAGACTCTGGGTTTTCACAAGCCTCTTGTTTTGCTTTTGCTAGTTCTTCTTCAGGTTTAAACATGTTTTTTCTCCCATGGGAACGTTACCCATTCTTTAGTTTCATCTACATACCCAATATAAGTAGGCTTATCGTCTATTGCAGCCTTAACAACCACCGACGCAATAGGCCAGGACAGCGGAAAGTATTCGCGCAATGCTTTAAGAGTTTTACCGCTGTCTACAATGTCCTCGACAATAATGTGCTTATTGTCGTCGGTCATGTCTACAATAGCTGGTTCCTTTACACAAACCAGCTTGCCGTGCTCTTTACTGTGATATGAGGCGAATCCAACAGTGTCTATATTCCTCATGCCCAGTTCATGGCTGAGTATACCGGCGGGAATTAAACCGCCTCGTGTTACCGCTATAATACCGTAGATTTCCTCTAAGTTTTCGCATTCTCGTATCTCAGTTGCAATTGCTTTGCAAAGTTCATGCACCCGTAACCAGTCTAATTCCATTCAAGTTGCTCTCTTTTAGTTGCCGCTGACGTGTCGCCCGCACCATATCGCACAAAAACGAAAGAATCATTGTAAGACGTGATTCTTCCATATTCCTGAGCACCGTGGGGAGCTGTATATTTTACAGCTCGCCCGATGTCTTCTTCTGTTGGATCAATCAAGACTAATCTCTTCTGTGTGTCTATACTTTAGACTCTCATGCGTCATTTTCACATCATTAAATGAGGCATTTAAGGCTTGCACAAGGTAGGAAATATATACACGGCGCTTGGTTATAGATTTTGCTTTGACCTCGCCCTCCATAAACATAAGCTTGTTCCGGAGTGCAAGTATAGGTGAGCTTTTGGGCAAGTTCGCACCTGTTGCTAATCTCGTGAAAAAGTAGTCTGTTTTTGAGTTTCGCATAGAGACTAAATAGTGCACCGCAACAAGGATAGAGGGAGGTATCTGTATGTCTTTTCTTATCTCAGCTATAAAGGCCGCTGAGTCAAATAAAGTCTTCTCCCTCTGTAGGTACGCTATTGCATCGGTGGGAGTTATTTTGAGCTTGCGGGGGTGATAGGTGCCATCTTCAAAGTCAAATAAGATACGAAGGGAGGCGGCAATTATTTTCATATCCACCCTGTTAACTGGCTCAAAACCGTGAATCTTAAGGTGGTCAGCAAGACTCCTCGGTTTACCTGTGTCCATTGTCTTGATTGCGTCTTTTGTTACACCCTCGAATACCGGAACAGACACTTTCGCGTTTGCTTTAACGATAGCGTGTAGCCTGTGCTGCCCGTCTAGTAAAGTGCCGTCGTCTGCAATAATAATAGCAGCCCCGTTTACTTTCCATTCGTTCTTTACCATCTGGTCGGCATAGCGGTCAATCGTCTTGTGGTTTAGATAGCGATTAACGGTGTTCTTGTCAAGCAGTTTCAGTGCTTGGTTTCGATCGATCTGTTGGATTGTTTGTTTATACATTTTTCACCTCTGGTTGTTTTTGGTCAGCAATAAACGCAATGCACCGCATAAGCTTTGCACGAGTCGGCTTGTCTTTAACATTATAATATGTGCGTACAAGCGTTAGCGTCTCTTTGTCGTACGTTAAATCGACAGGTATATCACTATGTGGCAAGCTTGCGTGCTCCTTTTCAATCCCCGAAAAGAAGAAGTTGAGGGGCACACCTAGTACTTTGCTGAAAGTGTACAGCCGGCTTGCACTTACGCGGTTAGCTCCGCGCTCATATTTCTGTACTTGCTGGAATGTTACACCAACGGAACTCGCTAACTTGTCTTGGCTCAAACCCATAAGCATTCTGCGCTCGCGGATACGCTTGCCAACATGCTTATCTACAGAATCCGCTGTTCCTTTTGTTTTTCTAATCATAATAAAATCCACTCTTTTGTTGTAATAACTAAGTTATATAACATATATCATGAATTGTGAAATTTTATTTAGGTTATTGGTTTTTCTTCACGTAGCGCCCAAGCAAGGCCAAGCAGGTATCTATCGGACACAGGCTCCCCCTCCATTATGCGACGCAGGGTCTCCGAACATACCTCAGCAAAACGATTGCCCTCTATGGCACACGAACTAAAAGCCTCTTGCATAAGCATCAGTTTAGCAGTTCCTAAACTGATTATAAACGTGTGTGCTAAATGAGCGCAGGGATGCACTTCACCAACTTTTAGTGTGCCTCTAGAACTCATCGTATTCCTCTGTGTCTAAGACTCTAAGCATGCATTTTGGTATCTTGTATTCAAAAGTGCAATACTAGAAGAAAGGTCAGTCCTACAATTGTAGCCAGACCAACCGTTCGAGACAGCGCCATCGGTGTAGCAAATGCTGTATGCAAAGCCTTTAACCTCGCCCGACTCTATACGCTTTCGGATGCTTTCAAGGTCCTCAAGCATGTCAGCTAAGGCTTCTTTCTGGTTGTCTGACATTCGCTGAGTTAAATCTACGAGTTCCATAGTTTGTCCTTTAATTCGCGAACAAATTCAGCGCATGTCGTGAAGTGCGTCAGTTGCAGGAATTCTTTTTTGGAAAAAAACTCTCTCTTGCCCACTAAACGCTCCATGTCTTGAGTGTTTTCAATTAACCACCAGCCTACATTATTAACCCTAATCCACACATACGCGAGACCGCCTGCCTCTTTACGCGCAACTGCCCAGTTCAACTGCTCCTGACTCATATCAACACGCACTGCTGTGCTATCACGGACAGGAAGCTCCCTAAGTTGTTTTCCTTCAAGCCAGAACTCTCGCCCCCGCCAACAGACATTAGAATCTGGGATACCAGACGCTAGTTTATCCTCAATTCTTTGGATGTCGCAACCTTGCAGATCACGAACTAGATATTTTCGAAGTGTTCCCCAAGACGAGCTTTCAGACATGGACTTTGCTATAGTTGGCTGTGAACATGTTGGCAGGTAGACAATGCGTCTTCATACCGTCAACTATTATATAATCGCCATTGTTTACTCTAAACAACTGACCTTGAGCGGCAAGTATACCTGTGGTAATGTTAAGGTTTACGTCTTCCCACTCGTTGGCGTATGCGTAGTCATAAAGTAATTGACCTGCAGGCTCCAGAACCTCTACCTTGTCTCTGTCAGGAATTATATCTGGGAAGAAATTAAAAGGGGACACTTTCCTGTGGTAAACCTCTGTGCCGTCTTTCTTTTGGAATTGAACCCAGCCATGCGGTTTTTCTCGTTGTTGGTCTTTTGACACCGGGCCGGGCGCTTCCCTCAATGTGAGCCAGCACAAACTGCTCTTCTCTAAGTGTTCAATGAAGTAGTGCTTTCCATCTTGTGACAAAACCACTCTTGGCTCTGGAATAGTTATGCCTTCATATTCTATATCTGGATGCCATTGGAACGCTTGTACTTGTTTTGGCAATCGGTCGTATTTTTCAAGAACAGCTTTCATTTTCTTTTTAGTACCTCCGTTATATCGTGTAAGACTTTGACCAAGTCTTGGATGACCTCGACGTTTTTACCATTCACAAAACGCATTATAGAAGACGTCCCCACCGCCCCCGCCATTTGTGGAACCACAGAGCGTATTGTGCTTTGGTGTCCCAGCGCGGTTGTTAGCATCTCGTCAAACGTGTCTAAGAGAGCTTTTTTGAATTCATCGTCAGGCATTTCCTCAGTTTTGAGAGTTATGGCAAAGTAGATGCAGGTTGCAAGCGCAGCATTCAAAGTGACACTAACGCCCTGCTGATCTTTGTTTTTCATAGCCTCGTTAAACAGTAAGCACCAGATGGCGGGGGCAATATGCATCATGACGCCTGGGAAGTGAAGCTTTACCTCCTCCATTATAGCATCATGTCTAAATTCCGGATCAATCTGGCTTAGTAGTTTCTCGAAGTCTACAGGCATCCCTTTACCTTCCAGCCACGAGTTGGATGCAAATACTTAAAGACTTGTTTTCCCATCAATTCTGCATCAAGGCTATTATTCTCGTTAAAATCGTTTAGTTGTGTTGCCGAACGCAAATTATTCTTTATTCTAAAATAGCGTTCAAGGCGACGAAGGCTGGTTGGGCTCGAGTTCCTACGTAGTAGCAACTTATCACCGTGCGTTTTATGCTTGCGTCTTTCGGGACGTGGTTTACCGTCTTTAGGCAGGACAGGGTAGAAACCAGCCTTCGGCTTTCTTTTCCATCTAGCTATATCTAGACTTCTTTGTTCTTCATCCATGTTTTATCTCTCCGTCACAGGTTGCATTTGGGCAGCGTATTTCTTTACCTTCAAGCCATACATTGGACGCTCTAAAAATGAAACCGCAGTCTAAGCATTCACATTTTATCTGGCGTGTTGTCTGTTTCTTCTTACCACCCTTAAGAATAAACCTGTGCTCTAGAACTGTTCCAGGATAAGGACCAATCGCGTCTAAAATATCTTGCGCCCATTCAAACCATCCAGGCCCCGCCTCTGTTGCTGTCATTTGGCCACATAGTCCTAAAGACGTTGCGACACGCCTAAACTCTTTGCCGTGCCCCTCGCCCTCTTCCATAGCCGTGTGCACTAGCTCGTGTGTCAAAATATCAGCTATTCTAGCAGCATCCTTTTCTTTTGGAGCAATAAAAATTTCAAATGTGTCATCTTGTGCACAATCTGCACTCCAACACTCGCCAATAGCGCGTGACCTTTCTCCTTTTGAGGTAAACCCGATGGAGGCGCGTATTCTTTCCGGCAGGGGGCTGCCAACTCGTTCAAAGTGAGGACGAGCTCTTTCGATAAAAAGTTGTAGCCATTGTTCCCTAGTCATAAGTTAATCATATGGTTACTGTTTCATTTCTCAAAGCAGTTTTCCAGTAACGTGTGTAATCATCTAAGGATATTTTACGAGAATCGTAAAGGTCGGTCATAAGATCGTTTGTTCTATGGTCACCAGATAGGAGCATCACTGATCCGCACCAAAGATTACCTTCTTCGTCAATAACTGGTTCAGTGCAGCTTACCAACATATCCCCCACTTGGGTTCGCAAGGATTTCTTTGTTGTCTGTGAATAGCAGAGCCCACTCGTAGTCAATTAAATCCCAATCAAGTTTGCTTTTTTTATTAAGATCGTTAATTGCTTTAACCCACCTCATGCCATCCACTTTAGAATCGAAGGTAATATTGTCTGTTTCGACAACACCGTTTAAAGGCGACTTATTATTATATTCTTTGATTACTCTTAATACAGGCATTTATTAACCCATGAAGCAAGCAACAATATTAGTCGCTGTTGTGCCGGTGTGCATAACTCTTTTCACAAGCAAAGGATGGTAACCGGTTTGTGCGCCCACATAAGTTACAGGAGCTGTATCATTAGCTAGGATGACTGTTAAATCCCCTGCTGTACCGATATAAATTCTCGCTATTTTGGCCAGATCAGCTGTGTCACTGGGCTCGACAGCGACTGCACTAGGTGTGGGAGAGCACCAACCGGCTCCTTTGTCGTCAGTTAATGTAACTTCTTGCATTTATACCTCCTATTTTATTAGGACATTATGAGGATAAAGAGGCTCGGGATCAACTCATTTTGCCTCACTCCAGTTATTACCTGTGGACGCCGAGGCAAATACTGGGACGGCTAGCGGCATGGAGGTTTCCATTATATGCTGCATTTCCTTGAATGCCTCTGTGCCAATTGCTGTTCGCGGAATGGACACATTCATTTCGTCGTGAACTGTAATATGCGGTACAAGAACCTCGAACAAACCGCTCTCGTACATCTCAACCATAGCTTGTTTCATGAGGTCAGCCGCTGATCCTTGCAATAATGCGTTCAATGCTTTGTGCGTTTGAGCGCGGCGCACACCATACCGCGATGGGTGCTCTAGCTTTTCAAGCAAGGCATCGTCTTTACAATTAAACAGCTTATTATTGTACTCCCACTTGGTGAAGCGCCTGCGTCGTCCAAGTATTGTAGTGATATGGCCTTTCTGAGCAGCTCGCCTGGTGGCTGTATCATAGATAGCTTTCAAGAACGGCATCTCCGTGTGGAAAGTGGTCAAGATTTTCTCGGCTTCGTCAAAACTGCAACCGAGTTGAGCTGCCATGGTCGCGACACCCATGCCGTAAACCACGCCGAAGTTGACACTCTTTGCTTTCTTACGTTCAACACCTGATATCTCAGCCGCTAGCTGGTGGAAATCTGTATTGGCATCATTGCGGTACATGTCCACAGCAACGCTTGCATCTATGCCGGGTGTCAAGTGGGCATAGTGCACACAGAACCTATACTCGATCTGCGACCAATCAGCAGAACCCCAATCATGATCCTCCTCAGGTATGAAAACAGATCTAAGAAGAGGCCCCATAACAGGATCACGCGCCGGAATATTCTGAAGGTTTGGGTTGGAGGATGAGAAGCGCCCGGAAACTGTTCCATAAGCATCAGACCTAAGTTGATTAAAGTTGCAGTGGATACGCCCGCTCACATGCCCGTCTAAGATATAGTTGTTTAAGAATGTGCCGCCAGTCTTCTCGTACCCTCTTTGCTTCGTTATCAGCTGCGCTATTACTGACGGGTGAGCCTCAAGCCAGTCTTTACGGAAAGAGGGGTTTCCGCTCAGTGTTCTTGGATAGGGTATTTGGAGCTCGTCAAATGCAGACGCGATGGACGGTCCTGACCACACATCAACATGAAGCCCAGACACACGGGTTATTTGTTCTGAGGCTTCTTTGCCCGCTTTTTGTATCCAGTCAAGAGCCTCCTCAGCCTTCCCAATATCTACACGAACACCGCACTGCCGCATTTGTATAAGCAGAGGAGTTAGTCGGCTTTCCATCTCGAAAAGAGAAGTTAATCCCTGTGCCTCCAAAGCAATACACTGCTTGTCGTAGATCTCAAGTGGCAAAATGGTGTCCATCTCCCCATAAGTGGCTGCGTGTCCTGGGTCAACCATATCCATATGACGAATAAAATCTTTGCCATAAACAGACCCAAGACTCTCTGTGAGCTTTCCCTCTCCAAGATATTGCTGCGCCAGGACTTCCAGCTTGTATGAGCGCTTGTTCTCGTCAATCAAAGGCTCTGCTGTCTGCACATCGCGTATCTTGCCTTTAGGAAAACTTATCCCTTGCTCTGCTTTCAACCAGTCTAAGTCGTAAATAAGATTTGCGCCTACAATCTCACCCTCGTATTCCTTAGCCTCTTGTCTGAATTGGTCCCAGAATTTCTCAGGATTAGCCATACAGCGATCCGTGTTTACATGAGCAGTTGGATAATAGGTTGCGCCCTCTCTGTCTTTTGCAATTGCAACGCCAACTATCTTACCGTCTTTCCTATGGGCACCTGACCCCATAGTGGACAGTTTGGGATCGAGTGTTTCGATGTCGAGGCCAATACGGGGGCGGTGTTTAAACGTCTGCAATGAGGAAGGGGGCTCGTAGCCTAGTCGTGCAGAGGCGTTTGGGTTCCAGTCTTCTTTTTTGCCGCTCTTACGTGAGCTTTCGATGACTTGTTCTTCCCAAAAAATTCCAATTTCGTCGCCAAATGCCGGCATAAAACCCCCTACGCCAGTGACGCATACAACTGTATTTGTAAATTAAGAATTAGCCCGTGCTGTACACAATATCTTGCTGCATACTCATGATTAGCTTGATTTTCTCGCATGTTCAGAAGGCCCGGTTCCCAAAAACTTATAACTTCGTCAACTTTAGCCCGTGTATCAATATCAGCATTTTTTGCTTTTTTTGGTGTTTCGTTATAAATATTCATGGGCGATATGTACACAGGTTTTCTTTTCACTGCAATCCAGTCATGCGCCCAGATGGGAATTTGCGAATAAGCAGAGTTCTCGTCGGCACACATCACGAATTTTAAGCAATCTGCTCGATCGAGAATATCCTCGCGAGGCATTAAATAACGAAGTGCTACGCCCTTCTTCTCTACGCATTTAGGAGATACAACAAGAACAGTGCCTGCAGGTAGATCACCTGGAGGTTGTGTGCCATTACTTTCTATCTGCACATCTCGGAAACTGTATCCAACAGTGTGACAAAATTCTGTGAGGTTGGGTTGCAGTAAAGGTTCTCCTCCTGTAATCACTAAAGGCATCTTACGTCTTATTGCCCATTTAGGCGGCTGCCCCATGTAGTAGTTTTCTATGGTCTCTGTGATTTTGTTGCTGATCTCAGAGAACGTAATTTCGTCACCTTGGTCAAAGAACGTGTCGCAAAATCCGCAAGCAAGATTACACTTTGCAAGCCGTATAAAGAAAGCGGGTTCTCCTCTAAAAGGCCCTTCCCCTTGCAATGTCATAAACATCGAGGTTACCAACAGCGTATTTTCGGGGGCATCTTTGAAGTAAGCCCTACCAACTATTTCGTTCTTACCAAACATTAAACTTTCCTTCCAATTACAAGACCTTTACAATTAGCTCCTTTCCAAGAGCACGCTTTTGGCCAGTTGCTAGGATCGAAGTGCGTTGCCTGTTGTAATACCAAAGATAGGTATTTCGGGTGCCACATTGTTATTTCCTCCACTGGCGACTTAATCTCAGCCTCTATTTTCGCATGGCCTTTGCCCGCGGTTATTTTATCTGGGCAAATATGCATCATATCCTCAGACAGAAGCACGACCATTTCAAAAGCTTCTCTCCATTCTGCTGTTATCTCAAAATCTACGTCCACGATCTGCGCTGTGAGATTAATAACCATGTCGGGCATCTCTGTGGCAAGCCGCGTTGAGCGAACCCAAGAGTTATCCGCCCAGTTGAATGAAACAGAATTGTCCACAAAAGACATATATTGTAGTTCAACATTGCGTGCGACAATATACTCAACAACCCAGCTTGGCAACGTTATGTCTACATCTTTCGCCCATGATCCGCAAGCAGCACAAACCACCGAAATATTATTAGTTGCATACACGTTACCATTCTTTATCCGCACAGCATTTGCCCATGCTTTTGTTCTGTCCTCAGACATGAACTTACAGACGTTCTTTAAGGCGGGCACAAAACCCCTTGGTACTTGCAGAGGGTCGCCAGCGGGCATGCTGTATATAAAGTCCTCAGGGTTTAGCGTCTCGATGGTTACTCGGCGTCTGCTCTTGGATATTACTATCTTGTTCTCCACAACTTTAAGCTTAAGATCTTCCTCACCCAAAACGGTGACTGCTTGGTAAAACTCTTTGGCTGGCACCATAAAAGAGTCCTCGAAGTCAACCTCAGCTGCTGCCGTCATTCGCGAATTTGTTGCGAACATCATTCCGGATCGCACACAGATATGAGATAGATGTGACGCATCATTGGGCGCTACGGCCGCTTTTACTTTAAGGTATGCCTCGAGAAACGTTGCCATATCAGATCAGTCCTTTATCCACACATGCCCAAAACAATTTGCCAGTTGCGCGAACATCTTCCATAGCATCGTGCGCCCCTTCAAAGCCAGCCGGATCAACGAGTATTTTGTAGGCTTCCATCAAAGAAGGCCATTTGTAGCCGCCCCTTGTTGCATTAGGTATTTTAAGGACAGGCGTCAATGCTTTCATAGTGCACAAATGAGGCTTCTCGCGGTACAATGTTTGATCGGCTGCTATACGGCTATATGCAACCAGCATAATGACCTCGTCGAATGCAACATTGTGGCACACACATTTATCCGCGTTCCTAAGTAGCTGATTAAACATAGGGATCACCACTTTATACGACAGCCCATACTTCTGTACTATGTCATCCGTTATGCCATGGACATCACTTGCCGCTTTGGGTATTGGAGCAACCACTCCTCTAAATTCGGGTAATGCTATAAGATTAATCTCAGCCAAAATACGCCTTGTGTCGTCATCAAACAGCTGTGCTCCGAGTTGTACTAGGTAGGGTTGGTCTGCTCTTCCTAGATTTTCTTTGCCTTTGTGAAAACCTGTTGTCTCTGTATCAAATACTAGCGTGGTTGGCATCTTTTCTCCTATGAATAAAGTATGAGTTTCTTTTCTGCTCGAGTAATCACTGTGTACAACCATTTCTTTCGCATGGAAATGTCGTTGCTGCGCATCCTGTCATCACAAATAAGCACGGTTGGCCATTGCGAACCCTGGCTCTTGTGTCCTGTTATAGCATACCCATAAGCAAAATGTTCCACAGCATCAAGATTAGGAAAAGACAACCTTTTCCCATAATAAGTTTCCTCGAAAGGACCAGGATCGCAAAAGTAGTGCGATTCTTCGTTTTCGTATTCTATTTTCAATCCTAATGTTGCGCCCACTTTCTCTGCATCAGATATAGCTTTGCAGCTAACACCGTTCAGCAATCCCTCCTCATGGTCGTTTCTCAAGCATATAAGCTTGTCTCCAGCTAAAGGATAAAGTTTCTCGTAACCTTTGAGTTTTCGGAGACGTTTGTTTAGTTTATGTCTTGTTGAGTTCATACCGGTTAGCACTTGGTCAGCTTCAAGTGCAAGATCCCAATCAAAATCAGCTTTGGGTCTGATTATGCAATCTTCGTACTCGCGCATTGTGGGAAAAATACCTTTTCTTACTTCATGTGCAAGCTTTATTATGTTGGAGTCTTGCGCCTGCCGGTGTATTTCTGTGAGCATGTAATCTGGTTTTGAGTTTGTCCAAGCACCTTTTCCTTTAACAGGTGGAAGCTGTCCTGGGTCTCCAAGTACAAGTACAGGCGTATTAAAAGTGAGTATGTCTTTCGCTATTATCTCGTCAATCATAGAGCACTCGTCTAAGATTATTAAACTAGCCTCTTTCATATGCGGCGCATCATATTTGTCTTTGAGTTCAAACATTGCACGCGACTTGCTCTCTATATCCTTCAGTTCTTTACGCAGCCGCTCTAGCTTAGGTATATTTATTTCGCGCTTTTTGGTTAGCTCCTCCGCTATCTCAGCTTTGAGTTCCTTAATAGCTTTTGTGTTTGAATTGCCCACAGGATTGTATATGAGCGAGTGGAGCGTGGTTGCACCTGGACAGCCTTTGTCTCTGAGTACAGATGCTGCTTTACCTGTGAACGCTGCAAACCGTACAGTGCCCGGCACTTGAGAGGCAAAGTGCTTAGCAAGTGTAGTCTTACCTGTTCCCGCATACCCCGCAAGATAGAAAGGTGTATAGCGATCTGGTCCCCTAAACCATCTGTCCACAGCTTTTAAAGCACCCTCTTGTTCTCCTGTCCAAGCCATTAAGTTTCTCCGAAAAGCGTTTGCTGAGTGCATATCTCTCGCGTTTTTTTATTTTCGCGCGCAAAAGCAACAAACTTTGCGAGCTCACCCATGCAGACAAGAGACCTTGGCCTAACATCTGTCTGAACTTGTTCAAGTGTGAACCCATAGTTTTCTATGGCTGCAATAACCTGTTCTCGCCTATATGGTAGCATATTGTCAATGTGGGTAGGCTCTCGCTTCTGTTTTCCGCCCTCGTATGTGACGAAATAGTTGGCATAACGCTTTCCTTCGAACACGTCCAGCTTGCCATATGCTGCGTGAATGATCCAAGCGGCTGAGTCGACCGAAAACCATGGCACGTCTGCAATCATATTGTTACCTGTGGTCGCCAATCCATGTGTCATATGGCCAGGATATCTCTCGTGTAGTAGAAAATGCCTCTCTTGTGACCAGATCTTCCGCAATCCTTCGTGCACGTCATTTCGTGGCGAGATACAAAGGTATTTTGCTATCTCAGCAAGCTCGAACATACGTTCGTCCGGCTCACCTTGGTGGAACACAGGCAAGATACGCTCGCCAAACCGGTCAACCAATTTAGCGTAATTAATATCTGATATCTCGATAGCTTCTTTCACCTCGTCAGCTGTTGGATCTCGCCCTCGTTCGCCTGGAATCTTGTCAAGATTAATCATCCATATTTGGTCAAACAAGATGCCCGCGTTCTTCTCAAACTTGTCGTAGGATCTAAAAACGTCTTCAAGTCTTGTCTCTTCACCTGCGTTCCATGCTGTGAACGCGCCAGAGTCCAGCATTATGAATTTTGGGAAATCCATGTTGCCATTCTCTGCCTCTTTTTTGGTGAAGTTAAGCCAATTCTGTACAGCACGCTCGTACGCCCCGTGCAATGAGAACAAGCGGTGCGTGCAAAGCTTGTTCTCAATGTTTTGGAATTTGTCGTTACGCGGCGTGCCGGACATATAAATAAACATTATTCGGCTACCGTTAAGTTGTCTATTGCCACAGCAAGATTGTGCTCCTCTGAGCATAATAAAAAACATTTCGCAGCTTCGTCCTCTGCTTCAAAAACTGTTGGTAATTGTTGAAGGCAATCAGGACTAGCTGTGCTTATGTAACTGGCTTCTTTCCCTCGCCGAGTGTCGCGCCACGCCTGGGCGGCTACAATCAGCTTTTCCACTGCTTCTTCGCGTTTCATTGCTACTCTCCTGGAACTGTTGGCTCTATGTTTGTGTAGTCAAGGTGCACGTACACGTGGTTGCCTGTCACATACAAAACTCTTCCCCACGTTTCAATGTTCCCGTCTTCATCTGTAAAACCAACAATTTGTTTCTCGAAAAGCGGGTTGCAATCCTCGTCGCTACGCTTATAAAAACCATCCTCAGGCCGGTTTGGGTCATCCACCCCTACAAGGTCAACTGAGGGGACGAGTGCACTTGGGCGGTAATATTCCACTGTAGGCCAAAAAGGGATGCCTCCGCGAGGCGTAAACTCGCCTACAACTTTTATATAGACAGGGTCTAGCAGGTTGACTAGGTCATTCACTATCCGGCGTACGCAAGATTCGTGGAATTCGCCAAAATTGCGGTAAGAACCTAGATACAGTTTTAGCGATTTTGATTCTACACAGCGTTCGCGTGGCTCATAGTCAATGACTATCTTTGCAAAATCAGGTTGTCCTGTCTTAGGGCAAAGTGACGTAAACTCGGGCGCCTCAATATGCACTGTACCACCTGCGTCAGGGCCTTCATTCATTGGGTTCGGGAAGTATTCAAGAAGCTTTGGGTCTGCGTCTTCATACTTGTACTTTGTGTTGTTAGATCCGAGAGACTTTAAGTCCTCGGCTTTTGATAATTTTTCCATAGTTATTTCCTCTCTGAAAACAATAATAAAGTTATAATGCTGTGTACAAAACTGCAAGAACAGGTATGTACACAGCAAGTATAGGTGTTAGTCTATAAGATGCATGAACTCAGCACGGCAATCAGGCTCGTTGCGTATAGCGCCTCGTAGAGCAGAGGTTACCGTGTGACTGCCAGCTGTCTTAACTCCGCGAGACTCCATACACAGATGCCTACAATTGAGGATTACGCCTACACCTACAGGGTTAAGCTCGTTGACGAGGGCGTCTGCAATTTGATTGGTGAGACGTTCTTGCACTTGAAGTCGGCGAGAGTAGACATTGACCAGCCGGCTGAGTTTTGACAAACCCACAATCTTTTTGTGAGGAATATACCCAATATGAGCCACCCCAAAGAAAGGTGCAATGTGGTGCTCGCAATTATGCACCGCTATGCCATTTGCAAAGAACGTTTTAGTCTCTGGAACAGTCATACACCACACGTCTTCTTTGTAGTCGAGTTTCTCCACGCCTAGTACAATGTGGTTGGCAGCTAATTTTCCTTTGCTAGTGGCTGCACCTCGTATTTTTCGATCCTCAGGGGATAAGTTGTCCCAGTATGCTTTAACGCTTTCCGAACGTTTTTTCCTTACGTCGAGTCTTTTCGACGATTCTGCTACGGACTTTAAACGATTTTCATTACTAGCTAGCTTTTCAGTTCGTTTATGTTTTTTGTTGTGTTCGCCAGTTGTTAGAGCCTCAAGGTTTTCAGGTGCATTATTCCAGCTTAATTCGTCTTCGTGACGCACAACTATGTGCTGCTCGTACGCCAACTCGTGGCCTATTTGACCCAGCACGAAACGGTGCTCAGGTAAAGTGCCTTTCTCACCATTGATAAGTAAGTTATCAGCTTTCTTTTTATGCGTGAGGTTAGCTAGCAGAGTTGGGTATACTTGCCGGCCGGTATCGAGAACGCCTCTATACAAGGAACAAAGCCTGTCTCCTGGTTGTAAGTTTTGAGCTTCTACAAATTCTCCGGAGACTAGCAAGATTCTGTGGTCGGGTGTACATATCAGCGCATCGTTGTCCGTGTATAAACGGACAAGACCTGCGTCTTTTTGGGTAACACGAGGGTGCTCTGCTTGTGTTAAAGATAACTCTTTGGTTTGCGGATCTACTGTGTAAACCCAGTCCTTATGCTTCAAATGTTTTATTGGAACACGTCCTTTAGGAGTCTCGACAAAAGTAGAACCTACTACACAATGGCTCCAAACTGGGATGTCTTTAACAAGCACAATCTGATCGCAGCCTTCAGCCCCATCCTCGAATACTTTCATGACGTCTTTAGGCTCTTGGGCATAACCTGCGAACCACTCTCTCCAAGCTTTGGCCACTCGTTTTGGTGTCTCGAGTAGCCCCTCCCGTGTGGGATCATCGCCAAGACGCACCAGCATCTCGTAAACTAATTGCTCGTCTGTTGCTTCTTCTAATTGCATATTCCTGCTTCCTTGTAAAACTCAGTTAAATCCTGATTATAGGCTGGAGACGAAGGCAACTCCATAACACCATCCTTAACCGCTCTAAGCACAAGTGGGTCTGGGATAACCGCCTCGTCAAAACCTTTGGCTCGCAACAAAGTTGCATGGTCGTTTCCAGTTGGCGGATACAATCCGTCGTAGCTCGTGTGCGTATAAGCAAGAGCAGCATAGCACCCAGGCAAGTCTCGGGCAAGCTCTACTGATTGTGCTTTGGTTAAAAACATTAGTGGGGTATGAATTAAGACGGGACCAGGAGCACCACCTTCTCCTGTGAACATTCCTTGCTCAAGGGCTTCCTCGACAGCATCGATAAAAACACGTCTGCAATCTGGATACCCACCAAAGTCTTCTTGGCAGACGCCAGTAATCATGTTGTCTATGCCAAGACAGTAAGCTCTATTAGCTGCAATAGTCAAAAAGAGCAGGTTACGAGCTGGGACAAAAGTCTTCTCAAGTCCGCCTGGTAGCACAGTATAGTCTTTATATTGTTCCAACGTCTCATCTGCGTTTGTCAGCGGAGAAGTCCCAGCCAAGATAGGGCCTACTTCGATAATCTCGTGTGACGCAACGTCCAGAATGCTCGCTACTCTTTTAGCCGACTCTATTTCGCGTGCATGTTTCTGCCCATAATCGAAAGTTACTGCGTGTAGCTCCTTACATCCCTGTTGTAAAGCCCAAAAACCGCATGTCGTAGAATCCTGCCCTCCGGACAAGATGAGTAATGCTCGATCCATCTCTTATCTCCTTAAAATAAAAACCATGGCTTGTGCCATGGTTTAAACATAGAAGATATTCTCTGGTCAAACAAGATGCCAGTTAGGATTTACGCCGCGGTGTGTGAGGCAGAGGGGCTCTCATTCCAGGTGGGAAAGTCAAGAAGTAACGCGCCACGCCTTTGTTGTTCATTTCTGTTCTGATACCGTAGCCTTTTATTTTGTTGATATCCCAGTAGATACCGCTCTTGACTGAATTCTCAGACCACGTTTTACCACCGTTGACTTTGGAGCATACCGTAATGAGCTCTTGCATCGTTGCACCGTCTTTCAGAGCATCGACAAGCGCTGCTTGCTTTGTCCTCTCACGACATGGGTATATTGTTTTGGCGGTTGGCTGAGCGTCAAGGCTAATGGTGCCTTTTGTTCGTGGGCGCATCCCTCTTACTGCTGGAATAAGCTCCTCAAAACGAATTGCTTTTTCTCTAATCAAAGGAAAGGTTCTCTCCGCTCCACTGACCTTGTCTTTGAATTTTTTCAAATCCGAACCACTTAAATCGTTATAAAGAGCAAGCATTTCTTGCCCCGAGAATTCTTCTGCAAGGTCTTTCTCGTCTGATACCACCCACACGCTGCCATTAATAGCGAGCTTTGGGTCTGTCATAAATTGTTTTACTTGTGCATTATCAGCTACTGCAACTGAATGCTTCTTCTTACTTTGGGTTACTATGTACATTTTGTCCGCTCCTGTTGGTTTAGGTCATACTTTAATTATAAGTTAGTTGTAGTGAGAAATCAAGAAAAATGTTCCTGACGCAAAATCTCGGCAGTCAAGAGCGGAAGAAGACTGCCGAGAATGCACTGTGTGTACAAGTGTATTTTTATTGTATAACAGGACGCTTTACAAATGATTAAACAGGAAACTTTGCCATACAATTTGGTGTCTCCCAAACTTTTATGGCTTTTAAATGTCCTTTTCCTTGGCTACGCTCCTCAACCTTCGGTGCTAAACGCTCAAACCAATGTTTGGCAAGGTTTTCAGCGGTCGGGACAAAAGGCACAACGTACATCTTGCCGCAGATGGCAGACAAGGCGCCGTTCGGCAATTCAACATAGTTTCTCTTTTGCATCAATTGGTCTAAGATTTGTCTCCCCGATAAATGATCTACGCCAGGTTCTGGCAAAAAGAAAGGTTCCTCTCTTGTTAATGCAGGTACGAATTTGTCAAGAAGAGGATCTTTATCCCACAAAATTAAACCATGGTCACAAGGGAGGTCTATCTCATTCATCATCTCTTCTTTAAGGAAACCAAAATCGAGGACCATGCCCTCTTGTTCACCTTCCTCGAAAAGCTCTCCAACACAGTCGGCTATGATTTTGTACCTGTGCCCGTGCAAATTCCTGCACTTTGATCCGTGATAAGTCACCCTGTGGGCTGCGTCTATACTGATCTCTCTTGTTATTTCAAAATCCATTTTACCTTACTCCTTATGAAAACAATAGGCCTCTCACCTACCCAATTAAATATTCTTCTCGATATAAAGCCCCTTACGACACTGACTCCTGTGAAGATGCATACGATAGACACGTTCTCAGCTGCGGTTACTTCGATATCATACATTTTAAACACTATTAGCTGCACTATAATAGAGACAATAAAGGCAAAAAACGTAGACACAAAGGCCTCAATGAAAGACATTGCTTTTGACTGGTTCATATAGTTGCACCTATTGGATAGAAGCGGTTAGTCATAGGATTAAGTATGGTAACACTCTTTTTAGCACGCGATGCTGCTACATAAAATACTCTAGATTCAGACGAGGGCTCTTTTACAAGCTCGCGGTAGGAAGCAACCGACATATCAGTGCACAAAAGCACATGATCCGCCTCTCCGCCTTTGACTCCATGTATGGTTGATATTGTTATTCTTGGTGTATCGAGTAATGACTCGCCGCGCAATTTTACCTCACGGTAGTACTCCCTCTCATGGGTTGGCATCCGTAGCACTTTCATCCAGTCATCGTTTGTTCTTAAACCGAAATTAGCACACAGTTGCGCATGGTCGTATTCCATCTCGTCTTCTACGTCTGCTGTCTTGCTTTCAACAAGATTGCTATGCAGATATGAGTATAGCAGTTTAACAGCTGCCCCTGATATCTTTTTACCTTTACGAAGAGCTTCCCAATACAATATAGCTCGAACCCTGTCGTTACCAACAGACGATTTGCCATCATACATGAAAGGAAAGCCTTTAAGGTACAGGTATTCACGCATTGAATTTAGCAGATATTTATTACGCGCAAGCATCAACCAGGTGCCATCTTCTATCTTCACATGTTCTATTCTGTTTACACGTTCAACTACACCCCCCTCAGCATAAGGTGCCCATTCTTTATAAAAACGTTTGCCAATATTAGCAACTATCGTTTGGCACACGTCGAAGACGTTTCGCTTCAAACGGTAGGATATAGGGAGGATCTTTTTCTCACCTTTCAATGCAAGGAAGTAGTCCACGTCTGCACCTGCCCACTCATAAATAGCTTGGTCGTCATCCCCTGCGAAGAATTGCTGTGGTGTATTCTCTGCTAATTTCTCAACAACTCGCCATTGCAGTGCAGACAAATCCTGTGCCTCGTCTACTATGAGTGCGTCAAAATACGGTTTTATTCCTTTGTTCAAATAAATTTCCAGCATATCAGTGAAGTCAAGCAAACCTTGCGCCTCTTTAAAAGACTTTAGTGACTGCCGGACATATTCTACTTCATTAAAGTCTACTTTGGAATCCTCGCACATTTTACGTAAAGGCGTCTGGGTTATACGTGCAAAAGACAGTAAAGACAGATACTTGTCTCCCTGTATCCTGCTACCTCTAAACATAGACCCCTCCTCAGACTCTGGTGTCCGCGTGACCTCCATGCCAATGTGCGCACCAAATTCTTTGTAATTTTGAACGCTCATTATTTCTTGCGGTGTGAGAGCTAGCTGGTTGAATGCAAATGAATGCAACGTACTGAAGTAAGGAAGGTCGTCAGGGTGTATGCCAAATTTCTCAGAACAGCGCTCCATGGCCTCTTGTGCTGCTTTGCGTGTGAAAGTAAAGTAACCGATACGGTGCGATGGTGTACCGTTCTCAAAAAGGCTGTCAACTATGTTCAAAAGAGCGGTTGTCTTACCGCATCCTGGTCCTCCTAAAACAAGCGTGAGCATTATTCCTCCTTGGATCTGGTAATAACTGCGTCCATCGGAACACTCCACAAGCGTATAGACTCGCCTTGGATGGTTGTGCCTTTGTCGTTATAGACAACACCCATGGTTTCGCGTAAATATTGGTGCAGCTCCCTATCATCGTACAAGATGTGATTCTGCTTTAAATAGCGCTTAAAGTCATTAATTCTAAAGTACACAATTTTTGCGTCCTCATCAACATAAGCATGGCCTTTGAGAAGCCTATCTCGCTGGACGTGACTGCGTCCCTCAATAAATTCTTTTAAAGCGTCCACAATTTGAGTACGTGGATCAGAATCAGGGGGCGGTATGACGTCCTCAGAGTGGTTTAACCAATCTTGCATGAGTTCGTCAAATTTCTGCTGCTGCAAGATGGGCATTATCTTAGACGTTGCATCCACAATATGCGCGCGAAATCTTTTCTGGTTCAATAAGTCGTGGGCTGTTTTTATGATGCAGCGCACACCATCCACATTGAAACAATACATAGGAGGGTTGGTTAAGATCTTGGAAAAACCCCCGATCTCGAAAGGCATATCTAAGCTTCTTGATCCTACACCAAAAGCTCGCTTTAGACACTTGCCTCTTTGGCAAAAGCTTTTTAGCGGCTCTTGACTACACTGGTATCCGTAGTCTTTCGTTGCCGCTGATTTTATGGTGGTCTTTAGTTCTTGAAGGGGAAGTTTGTTGTCGCCCAATTGTTCGTTGTACGATATGCACTTGGATTCCACTGCCTCGTTTGAGTTGTACTTCCGCTTTAGATAAACACACATGTTCAGAAAGAAATTGTTCCGCCCTCCATCGGGAGGGCCGTTTTCCCATATACACTCGATACAAGGAGGGCCGTCTACAAAATCTTGCTTAGAGCCTTTTTCTGCCCTAGAATTTATTTTCGGAGCAACATTAGTCAAATAGTCCTCCGTTACACCCGCGGCAAACTTCTCAACGAAAGGAAGAAACTCGTCCAAAGTTAGCGTCTTGAACGTTTGCTTCTCCTCGCTGTCAACCACAACGCACTGCCGAGACTCACCATAATAAGGAAGGTTGATCCAGTTGCCTGTGTCCTCTTTGCTTGCCCTTGCAACTTGTTTTGGGAAAATCTCAGATCCTGCGACGCCCAACTCACCTGCCCAATGCTTTAGAACATCCACAAGCAGTTTAGCCTGCACACCTTCTGGACAAAAGAGCCAGATATGCACTCCGTTGGACTTGGACCGGGTAACAAAAACAGGCAGTTTTCTAACGCGCCAAACAAGGTCGTTCACGTCTATACTATAATCGTCTATGTCGATGGCTGAGAAATAAGCAGCGTTGTTAATAGTGAGCGGAATTATACCAATTCCACTTTTCCCCTCCACATGATCCTTATAGTTAGTAAGCGTAGGTGCTTTGTCTATTGTGCTAGCACGGCCAGATAGTTTACCTGAGGACTCTTGCCTCACTACAACATACTGGCCGTACCTGAGTTCGTAACCACGGAAAAGTCGCATAAATCTTTCC